GGCTGGGGGAGGGGGTCCGGGCGGGGGTGTCGGTGCGGCTCATGGCTCCAGTGTATGCTGGCATACGCGGGAGGGCAAGTCCCCCAGGGTGGCCGGCCCCGGGCGAGATATCTAGGCGGCACATCCGCCGGACCCGGGCCGGACACTAGCGCCCCCAGGCCCCGAGCCCTCAAAGAATGTCTCCCAGTGGTCGACGGGGTGGGTGGAGGTGCCAAGCAAGCTTGACATGTCGGTGGAAAGGGAGCTTGACACTGGAGGGGTGTCAGGGGCGGGCCGGACGCCCTCGTCATGCGGGTCTAGAGGGTGTGCGCCTGTATCGCCGTCTGTTCCCTTGATCACACTAATGGAGCCGGTGGACCAGCCGAGCCTCGCGTCGGACGTGTGGGGCTGCCAGCCGCCCAGCCCGAGGGTGAGGCCGAGGAGGATCCCGAGGAGGGCGAGGAGGGCTTTAGCCAGCTCGGCTGGGTTGTAGGGGCTGGGCTTCGGGGCGGTCGTCGTGCTCATGCCTCTAGTGTATGACGGCATACATGGGGAGCGCAAGCCCCTCCCCTCTCCGTCCCAGCCTCCCCTCTCCGCCCCTGTGGCGTCCGTCACTAGACACTGTCTAGGTGAGGCGGCACCATGCCTGCCTCGTCCTCGCCTCCCACCTGCCCCGCCCCCGGCCTACTCGCCCCCTCGTCCTCATCCTCGTTTCACGTGAAACCGAGGGCACCCGACCACGGCCCGCCCACCCGACCACTCGAACACATGTTCGACAGCAGGGCGAGAGGGGCCAGGCACAAGCCCCACCCGAGCCCGACGCCCCACGTGAAACCCATAAGGTTTCCCCAAGTCACGAGCGAGACTGATAGGTGGGGGTGGGTGAGGCCCCCCTATAATTCACACACATACCACCCCTCCAACATTTTTGTATGGGAGCATACATGTCACCTCAGCATCTTCCTCCTCGTGCCGGCCTGGCCTCTCTTGGGGGGCGCCTGGCCCTGGACACGGCGCTCGCGGCCGGTGCGGCGCTGCGCGTTACCCGCTTCGCTACGACGGACGTCCTGGGCGGCTGGGTCCTGGCCGACCCCGCCAGGCGGTGGGCCGCCAGGCGCGACCCGGCGCCGGCTCCGCTGCCGGACGGTACTCCCGCCCCACCTCACCCCTTCGGCTACGCGACCCCGTCCCAGGCGTGGCGCCACCGCCTCGTGTCCGCCCTGGACTGCCCGTACTGCATCGGGACGCAGGCGACTCTCGCCATCGCAGCCGTCCTCGCCGCCACCTCCCCCGGCACCCGCCCAGGCCGCCTGGCCCGTACCGCCTGCGCGGCCCTGGCCGCCTCGTACCTGGTCGGTCACGTCTCCTACCGCCTGGACACTGCCCCTGCCGCTTCCGCTGCCGCTTCCGCTGCCGCTACCGCTACCGCTAAGGACGCAAAGTGACCGCCATCGACCGCTACCGCTCGCGGGCCCTGGCCCGCCGGGGCACGATCATCCAGGCCCCGCCGGCCGTCTCGCTCACCGCAGCGGCCTCCCGCCCGGCCCGGCGCGCCTCCGGCGCAGCCTCCCCCTCGACCGCAGCCCTCCAGCGCACGCCGGCGGCCCGCTCGTGGCAGGCGGAGGCGTGGGCGGCCTACGACGAGGTCGGGGAGGAGCGGTTCCTCGCCTCGACCCTCTCGGGCCGACTGTCCCAGGCCCGCCTGTACGTCCAGCACAAGCCGGCCGCCGGCCCGCACTCGTCCCTGCGGGACGACGAGACGGACGTCGCTGACACCGCCCCCACCGCCACCGCGGCCCTGGCCGAGGCGGTCCTGGCCGCCCTCGGCGCGAGCCAGCAGGACCTCGGCCAGATGCTGCAGCGACTGGCCACGAACCTGTTCGTGGCAGGTGAGGGCTGGCTCGTAGGGGTCCCCGCCCACCTCGTCCCGGGCATCGACCTCTCTGACCCGTCCTCCCCCATCGCGGCCACCGCCCCCTCACCGGACCCAGCCCTGTCGGACCTCGTGTGGCGGGTCCTGGCCGTCACCGAGGTCAACACGGTCGCGGCCCCCTCTCCCACCACCGCCGGCCGCGTGCGCCTGAACCTAGGTTCCGACGCGTCGGCCCCCGTCGAGGTGTCGACCGACGAGATCTACATGATCCGGGTCTGGCGGCCGCACCCGGCCCGCTACTGGGAGGCGGACTCCCCCACCCGGGCCTGCCTGCCGATCCTGCGCGAGCTCATCGGCCTGACCCGCCACATCAGCGCCCAGATCGACTCCCGCCTAGCCGGCGCCGGTCTGCTGGTCGTGCCCTCATCGGCCTCGGCCGCCCTTGCCTCGGACGCTGCGGACGCCTACTCCCAGGGTCAGCCTGACCCCTTCGTGTCCGCGCTCATGGAGTCGATGCTGCGCCCGATTGAGAACCGGGACGACGCCTCGGCGGTCGTGCCGCTCGTCGTGACCGTGCCCGACGAGGCCGCGGACAAGGTGAGCCACCTCACGTTCTCCTCCGCCCTGGACTCCGGCGCGAGAGACCTGCGTGACGAGGCGATCCGCCGCCTCGCCCTGGCTCAGGACGCACCCCCGGAGCTGCTCCTCGGATCAGGGGCCATGAACCACTGGGGGGCCTGGCTAACGCGGGAGGACACCGTCACCACCCACATCGAGCCGGTTCTTGCCCTCATCTGCGAGGCGCTCACCTCACAGTACCTGCGCCCGGTCCTGCTCTCGGCGGGCCTGTCCCCCGACACGGTGCAGACCCTGACCGTCGGTTACGACGTGTCCGCCCTCGTGGCCCGTCCGAACCGGTCCGAGGAGGCGCTGAACCTTCACAAGTCCGGCGCCATCTCGGACGAGGCGCTGCGCGAGGCCTCGGGCTTCGACGACTCCGACGAGAAGCCCCTGGAGGAGCGGGCCCTGATGAACGCCATCGCCCTGGCCACGAAGCAGCCGGCCCTGCTGACCTCGCCGGGCCTCGGCCCGATCACCGAGGAGCTGCTCAAGGTCTACCGCGGCGACTACTCGGCCCCTCCCTCCGGGCTCACCCCCGCAGCCGGCGCCCAGGGTGGCTCGCTTCCCGCCGACCCATCATCCCCCTCGAACGGCGGCGCCCCGGGGCGGCCGGCCAATGACGCCTCGCCTGGCCGCTTGCCTTCTGACCAGGAGCCAGTATCCTCGGAGAACGGGGCTCACCCCGAGTCCCCGACCACGCCACCTACAGGAGCATGAGCATGACACCCCCACCCACCGCAGACGCGGCCAAGGCCTACAGCCGGTCCAAGGCCGCCGACGCCTCGCCCCGCAACGTCGTCCGCAACCCGGACGTCCGCCTGACGGCGCACGGTCAGGACGTTGACGCGACCGCCCTCGTGGCCGTCGTTGACGTCCTGGTCGTCAAGGCCCTCGAGGCCGTCGGCAAGCGGATCGTCCGGCAGGACCGCGCCCGGTTCAACCGGCTCAAGGGCCGCCCGTTCCACGAGGCGCACGTCCTGTGGCCGACCGACATCATCACCGTCGGGAAGGCCACGAGGGGGGCCTGGGACGTTGTCCCGGCCCTCCTGGACAACCACGGCTGCCCGGGCGTGGACTCCGGGCGTGTCGTCACGCTGCTGGACGCCTACGTCTCGCAGCTGGCCACGCACGGGGCGCCCCACACCCTGGCCCGCCTCGTCAAGGGCCTCCGCTACGTCCTCCCGGACAACGCGCTCATCCGCACCCCGGCGCTGAACCGGGCCTCTCTAGAGGAGATCAAGTGACACAGAGCACATCACCCGCTGAGGATGATCTGCTGGCTCAGGGGCCGTCCTCTTGGACGGCCCCTGAGGCCATCTCGGCCTGGCGCGACGACCTGGAGGACTCGTACTACGAGCCCGCACTCGCGGTCCTGAACCGATTCCTCCGCGAGGTCAGGTCCCGCGCCTCGGAAGCCCTCTCGGCCCCCGTCCTGCTGGCGGCAGGCGACGCAGGTTCAGACCTGCCCAACCCCTTCGCGTGGACGTCCGTGCGTCGGGCCTGGCAGCAGGCGATCCGGGACCTCGTAACGGACCCCAGGAGGGGCCGCCGCTTGCCGCAGTACGCGACCGTGCAGCGGATCCTGGAGGACTCGGGCCTACCTGTAGCCGTCTACAACGACGTGCGGGACCTGCTCAAGCGATCCATCGCCGAGGGGTGGGGCGAGCGGAAGACGAAGATCGAGCTCGGCCGCCTGCTGCACGTCTCCAGGGCCAAGGACGAGAGCACGTCTGCCTACGCCGCCCGCCTGCGCTCAGCCGCCCGCACCGCGGCCACCGCCAATGCGGCCCACCGCATGGCCACCTCGGACTTGGCCAAGAAACGTGGAGGACTGCGCTGGATGACCGTGCACGACGCTCGCGTCCGCCCGTCGCACGTCGAGGCTGATGGGCAGATCCAGGAGCTCGGCCACCCCTACCACGTCGGCAAGTCGCTCCTCGCCTACCCGGGCGATCCTGCAGGACCCCCTGAGGAGACGATCAACTGTCGGTGCATCCTCATCCCGACCGACGCCCGGATGCGCCCGAACCAGCCTAGAATCAGGTTCGCATCCCGTTCAGACATTGAAAGGACAGCCATGAGACTGAACATTGAGGAGACGGCTCGCCGTCTCGTGGAGTTCTCCGAGCTCCCGCCGGCCAGCCCAGCAGACGAGGCGCCCACGGACGCCCCGGTCAGTGAGCCTGACGGTGCGTGGGAGGGCGTCATCGCTCGAGAGGGTGAGCAGACAGGCGACGGCCGCCTCATCGAGGACGGCGCCCTGCGTTGGGACGAGCTGCCGATCCCGCTGCGCGTAGCGTTCAAGGACGTCGGCGGCCACGACGGCGCGGAGGTCTGCGGCCGCATCGAGACAGTCGAGCGGCGTGAGGGTGGGGACATCTACGCCACGGGCACCTTCGACCTCGGCTCAGCCGTCGGCATGGAGGCCTACCGCCAGGTCTCGGAGCAGATGTCCAACGGGGTCTCCATCGACACCGATGACGTGACGTTCCGGATCATGGCTAGGGCCGACCTGGTCGCGGCCGACGATGACGCCACCCCCGAGCCTGAGACCGATGCCGAGGGGCGCGTCAAGGTGGCTACCATGTCCTCCTCCGATGAGGTCACCGTCATCGAGTCCGCCCGCCTCCGCGCTGCCACCCTCGTGGCAGTCCCCGCCTTCGCCTCGGCCCGCGTCTACGCCGCCGGGCAGGTCCCGGCCCCTGCTGAGCCCTCCGAGAGCGGCGAGAACGCCGATTCTGAGGCAGATTTCGCTCGCTCAGAGGATGCGGACCCGCTGAACCGCGACGCGCTGATCGCTGCAGCCATCCCGACCGCCCCCCCTGAGGCTTGGTTCAAGGACCCCGGCCTGACCGGCCCCACCGCCCTCGTGATCGAGGATGACGGCCGCGTCTACGGGCACATCGCCGCCTGGGGCACCTGCCACATCGGCCAGATCGGTAAGTGCGTGGAGCCGCCCACCAGCCCCTCGAACTACGCCTACTTCCGTACCGGCGCTCTCCAGACCGCTGAGGGCACCTCCGTGGCTGTTGGGCATCTCACAATGGACACCGGCCACGCCGGTCCGCGCGACTCCGCTACACAGGCAGCCGCTCACTACGACAACACCGGCTACGTGTTCGCCGACGTGGCTGCCGGTGAGGACGCCTATGGCATCTGGGTCGCAGGCTCGCTCCGCCCCGGGATCCCCGCCGAGCGGGTCCGGATCGCCCGCTCCGCCCCGATCTCGGGTGACTGGCGCACGATCCGCGGCTCCCTCGAGCTCGTGGGAGCGCTCGCGGTCAACGTGCCCGGCTTCCCTGTTCCCAGGCCTCGAGGGCTCCTCGCCTCCGGGGAGGTGAAGTCCCTCCTCGCCTCCGGTGTCGTGGCTCACGACGATCAGGCCGCCCGCGCCTCGCACCCCTCGAACGGCCCTGTTGGCGAGAACGGATTGTCCCTCGGCGACATCTCGTACCTGAAGCGTCTGGCCGAGACCGAGCGTCGCAAGGACCTGCAGCGGGCTACCGCCGCGGACAAGATGCGTGCCCGCGTCGAGCGCGCCGGTACACTGGCCAAGGCCGCCGCCATGGCGCGGCGCCTCGGAACCATCTAACGGAAGGATCACAATTATGTTCGTGAGATATGCCTGCAACTGCGGTCGGACTACGACTCCACCGGTAGGCGCGGAGCCCGTGCCGCTGGCTGACGGGACCCTCCCCGGCTCGGGCTCCAAGGACTCCAGCCCAATCACCCGGTTCTAATCCCCCTTGTAGACACTCATAGTCATAGGCTATGCTTCTCCCGTTAGAGGTCTCATGGACTCTTGACGCTGGGTGGATCCGGCGAAGCCCCTCACCGTGTGCTCATGGCGGTGGGGGGCTTCGTCGTACCCGGGCCCGTCTAGCGGGCACCTATAAGGCCTTCGTCACTCATAGGTGTATCCTTTGGGCAGACGGCATGGCAGCAGGGCCTCGTGTTACCTAGAACACGGAGGACCCCTCAACATGCGCAAGCACTTCGACATCACCGTCTTCGCCGACCAGGGCGAGGAAGCTCCGGTCGAGACCTTCGACCTGGAGATCCCCGAGAACCTGTCCGAACTGGCCGACGACGCTCTCGCTGAGATGCGCTCTCAGGCCGTTGACGCCTTCCAGACCCTGTACGCCAACGGCTCCTTCTCCGACGAGGACCTGGCCACCCTTGGCACCCTGACCGACGGGATCGAGGTCCTGTCCGCCGAGATCAGCGCCCGCGAGGAGGCCGCCGCCGCCCGCAGCGCGAAGGCCGCTGAGCTCGCCGCCAAGATCGGTGCCGACAAGCCGGCCCCCAAGGACGACGAGGAGGCCGAGGCCCCTGCCAAGGGCGAGGACGCCCCCGCCGAGAAGTCCGACGAGGAGCAGGCCCCCGCCCCCAGGGCTGATGAGGACGAGGCCGAGAAGAAGGCCAAGGCCGCCGCCGCTGAGGCCGAGGTCGTCACCGCCGCCGCTCCCCGCGGCCCCATCAAGCTGTCCGGTATCCGCCGGCACACCCCCGCACCTGCACCCACCACCACCATTGAGGAGACCATCGTGGAGGACACCTCCCGCGCCCGCCTGACCGTGGCGGACGTCCCCGGCTTCGCGGCCGACTCGGACGCTTCCTTCGAGGACCTGGCCGTCGCCCTCGACCGCCGCCTCCAGGGCTTCAACTCCGGCGCCTACGGTGCCGCCGCCCGCGCCGGCCGCGCGATGAGCGAGCGCCACAGCCTCGCCGTCGTGCGCAAGTCCTTCGACGAGCGCGCCACCGTCGGCTCCCCCGAGTCGGCCGATGCCGCCATGGCCTTCGCCGTCAACGAGAAGAACCTGCCCGGTGGCTCCCTCGTCGCGGCCGGTGGCTGGTGCGCTCCCTCCGAGACGGTCTACGACCTGCTGGAGGACGAGTCCCGCGACGGTCTGATCTCCCTGCCGGAGATCAACGTCACCCGCGGCGGCATCAAGTTCACCAAGGGCCCCAAGTTCGCTGACCTGTACGCGGCTCCATCCTTCAACTTCACCGAGGAGGACGCGAAGGCCGGAAAGTACCTGCCCGACACCGCGGGGAGCGGCAACAAGGTCGGCGCCAAGCCGGTCTACCAGGTGCCCTGCACCGACTTCGAAGAGGTTCGCCTCTCCGCGGCCGGTATGCACATCCAGGCTGGCCTGCTCCAGCAGCGCGGCTACCCCGAGCTGGTCGCCCGCACCATCCGCGGCGCCCTCGTTGCTCACGAGCACAAGATGAGCGAGCGCATCATCGCCGCCATGGAGGCCAAGTCCACCGCCGTCTCCATGGACGCCGGCCAGATCGGCGCCCTTGCCCCTGTGCTCACCGCCATCGAGCTGCAGGTCGAGCACTACCGCTACGCGCAGCGCCTGAGCCGCTCCACGACCCTCGAGGCGATCTTCCCCTACTGGGTCCGTGGTGCCATCCGCACCGACCTGTCCCGCCGCCAGGGCGTCGACCTCACCGACGTTCCGGACAGCCGCATCGACGCGTGGTTCAAGAGCCGTGGCGTCAACCCGCAGTTCGTCTACGACTGGCAGGCCATCACCGGCGAGGCCGGCGCGTTCAAGGCCTGGGGCAACTCGGTCAAGTTCCTGCTCTACTCGGCAGGTACCTTCGTCAAGGGCGGCCAGGACGTCATCACCCTGGACACCGTCTACGACTCGACCCTGCTCGGCCAGAACGACTACACCGCCCTGTTCACCGAGGAGGGCTACCTGGTCGCCAAGCGTGGCCACGACGCCCGCGTCGTGACCGTCCCGCTCAACCCGAACGGCGGCACCGGCACCGGCATCAAGCTCCTCGCCAACGGCACGGCTGACCCGGCCAAGTGATGACTCCGGGGCGGGCGGCGGCAAGTCCCCGCCCGCCCCGTGACCATCCCTAGCCATCACCGTCCAGCAAGGAGGACACATGCCGATCATCGCACCGAAGCAGAGGGTTGACGCTCCGGCTGCCTCGCCCCTGCCCGGCGGGCTCTTCTCCCAGTTCTCACCCATCGAGGACTCCTCGGTCCGGTGGGAGAACGGCGTCACGTGGGAGGACGTGGAGCGCGCCCAGCTCGGCGCCATCGGTCAGTGGCAGCGCCCCGGCGCGGTCCCCGGCCTGCCGAAGGCGCTGACCGACCCGAAGGGTATCGCCCTCGAGTCGCAGCTGCCGCTCACGGTCTACGCGGCCTTCCGCACCACGCCTCTTGACCACTCCCCGGCCGAGGCAACCCAGGTCGCCGGCGCTCGGCTGCTGGCTCAGGAGGAGCACGCTGTCGAGCAGGCCCTGTGGACTGGAGCCCCGTCGCGCGGGCTCGGCCTGAACAAGGTCCGTTCCTACGCCGCCAAAGGCGGCGGGAAGCTCGACCTGAGTCAGGGCCTGGCCGTCCTGGAGCACTACGCCTCCCAGTACGGCTTCCAGCCTACGCTGCACATCCCGCGCCGCCTGGCCAGCATCCTGGCGAACGCCAAGCTGATCAAGGACGCCCGAGGGGGAGGCTTCGTCACCCGCCTCGGTACCCCGGTCGTCGTGGGCGCGGGATACTCCGACGAGATGCAGATCGTGGCCACCGGCCCGATCGTCATCTACCGGGGCAGCGCCTTCACCTCGACCAACGCTGACGGCGGCTTCAACGAGTCTCAGAACGAGCTCACCGGCGTGGCTGAGCGCCAGTACGTGCTCGGCTTCAACAAGTGGGACGCGTTCCGGGTCACCGTGGACGCCGGCATCCCTCAGCTCGACCTGAAGGCGGCGGAAGAGTGATCTCCCGCAAGGCATCAATCGCCCTGGCCGTTCTCGCGGCGGCCTTGGTCTACACCATTACCCAAGTCACGTACGAAGGAGAGCGCTGAGCCATGGCCAGAACTCACTCATACACCCCCGTCCTGGGCAAGCGCATCCGCGTGACCCCGCTGGACACCTGCGGTCGCTTCGACAAGGCGCAGCACCATCCCGTCGCCACCTCTGGCTTCGTGTCGGTCAAGCTGGCGGCTGAGGTTGAGGACGGCACCGAGATCACCGTCCGCAAGGCTGACGGCTCGCTGTGCGTCAACGAGAAGCAGTCCAACACCTTCAAGTACTTCACGCTTGAGCTGGAGTTCTGTGGTGTGAACCCCTCGGTCCTGGACATTGTCACCAACGCGACGAAGTACCTCGACCACTCGGGCGACACCGCCGGCTTCAAGGTCGCCTACGGCAAGATCGAGAAGAAGTTCGCCCTCGAGCTGTGGACCGGCCTGTCTGGCCAGGCCTGTGCGGCCGGTGCTGAGGACGCCAGCGGCTACCTGCTGCTGCCCTTCATCACCGCCGGTACGATCGGCGACATCGAGGTCACTGGTGAGGACGCCATCACGTTCTCCATGACCGGCGCCGTCACCAAGTCCGGTAACGGCTGGGGCACCGGCCCCTACGACGTCGTCAAGAAGCCGAAGCAGGGCGGTGGCGGCTTCGAGAACGCCAAGCTCCCGACCGCGCTCGACCCGCTTGACCACCTGCTGATGATCGACACCGCGCTGGCCCCGCCGCCGGACAGCGATCAGCCGGTCACCGTCCCGTGATGGTAGGCTGACAGCCACCTCACATCCTGCGGGCACCTCCTCCCCCGCACTGACAGCCCCTCAGACGCTCACAAGGCTCTGGGGGGCTGTCTGTACCTGCTCCCCACTCTCCAGGCTGTCTGAGGGGCTCCTAGGCGACTTCTAGACCCATCAGAGAGGCCTATAGGTATACTCACTGCAGCGGGCACCGCCTATGGCGGCGTAGCCATCCCGCACCGCACGCACTGTAGGAGAGGGCATGGATGTAGTAACGCAGGGCTACGGCCCAGGAGACTGGCCGGTCTCCTACAGTGCGTGCGAGGACCTCAAGGAGTACCTCGACGAGGCTGGCCGACCTGAGCAGCAGGACACCTTTGAGGCCATGGCTACCCAGCTGCTGTGGGAGTGGACCGGGCGCCGCTTCGGTACCGACATCGTGTCCCTCCGGCCCGAGCCCCTGGCCGGGCACCGGCAGCCGACCTACCGAGGCACCTCGTACCTTCGCAGCACCTTCGCCCCGGTCCGCCTGGGAGGGGCCCTGCACGACGTCGTCTGCGGCGTGTGCGGGCCTGTGTGCGTGTGCGCTCACGGCTGCAAGGCGATCGTGCTGCCCGGCAACGTCTACCGCGTGCACCAGATCCGCATCGACGGGCGCGTGCTTCCTCCGGACGCCTACCGCTTGTACAACCGCTCCACCGTCGTCCTGACCGGCCGCACCGCCGCCCCCAACATCGGGGTTCCGGCTGTATTCCCCTCAGTACAAGACCTTTCTCGGGACGTCACTGAGGAGGGCACCTGGGAGATTCGCTACTCCAAGGGCGTCCCGGTCCCCGAGGGGGGCCGGCTAGCCGCCGGCGTTCTCGCCCTCGAGCTTGCCAAGGCGGCCTGCATGGACCGCGACTGCGCGCTGCCTGCCCGTCTCCAGTCGGTCACTCGTCAGGGCGTGACCGTCCAGGTGCAGGACGAGTTCGATGACATGCTGGAGGGCCGCACCGGCATCTGGCTGGTCGACTCGTGGGTCGCCTCGATCCGCAAGCCGCGCCAGGTCGCCCGGGCCTACAACCCAGACGACTACGTGCGCAGGCAGCCGGCCTCCCCGTCGCGCTGGGGCTCGGTGATCTGGTGAGCCCGGCACCCCGTCTCAACCGTTCCCGGCGCGTCCGGGCTGAGGACTACGCCGCCCTGTCGGGCCGCGTCCCCTCCCCCACACCCTCAGTCGTGCACACGACGGCTCTTGCGCTGCTCAAGGGCGGAGCCAGTGCCCTGTCCAACGCTGTCTCCAACGCCTACGTCGCTCCGGGGGCCGAGGTGGCTTGGGACGAGTGCTGCGCTGGGCATCTGTACGTACGGACCGTGTCCGTGGCCCCCGTGTTCGGCCCTACCGCCATGGACGGGGACCACTGCTCGATCCGGTACTGGCTGGCTACCTTCGCCATCGGCACGTTGCGCTGTGTGGAGGTCGTGGACGACCGTGGCCGCGGCCCGCGCCCCTACGACCTGACGGCGGACGCCCAGATCCTCCACCAGGACATGGCCGACCTCGGCATGTTCCTCACGTCACAGACCAACGCCTCCGACATGGAGTGGTCGGCTCAGGGGCCTGAGGGGGGCTGCGTGTCTGGCGAGTGGACCTTCTCGGTGAAGGTGAGCTGCCCATGACGTACGTCAGGATCAGGTTCAAGGGCCCCATCCGTGCTGATAAGGTGGCGGACATCACTAAAAGGTCGGCCCTGAAGGCTACCAAGCGGACCCAGGGCCGCATCCAGCGCAACATCAAGTCCGCTGGACGTGTTGACACCGGCCGGATGGTGAACTCCGTCACTATTCAGCGCGTGACTGGCGGTTCTCCGCTCTACCCCCGCTTCACCGTCGGAGCGCGTACACCGTACGCCGCCTACCAGGAGTACGGCACGCGGGCGCACGGTCCTGCCGCAAAGCGGTTCATGGCCTTCAACCCGAAGGGCTCCCGCTCAACCGTCTTCGCCAAGTGGGTGCGCGGTGTCAAGGGCGCCCACTTCGTGCGGAACGCGGCAAGGCTTATCAGACCCTCTGACTTCCATTAGACTTGCCTCATGGCTACTATCACGATCCCCGGCAAGTCCCGGAAGTTCATTGACGTCGAGCTGGTCGGTACCGAGTACAAGGTCCGACCCCCGAAGGCCTCCGTGGCCGTCTTCCTCTCGCAGGCGCTGAAGGACGCCGGCGAGGACGCTGAGAAGCTCATCGAGGCTCTCGCCAAGTGGAACCACGTCCTGTTCGGCAAGGAGGTCGGCTCCGAGGTCACCAAGCGCCTGAAGAGCGCCACCGACGACCTCGACATCCCCGACATCGTCGAGCTCATCACCGCCGTCATGGAGGAGAGCGGCGGAAACCCTACTACGTGATCCAGAGGCTCCTGGCCTCTGCGTACACCGAGTGGGACTATATCGACGGCTTCTGCCTCGGACATGGCATCGACCTCGAGCGGCTCCCCCTGGACCGCTTCTGCCACGTCATGTGGTGGATCCTCACCCGCAACCAGCAGGAGGAGGGCGACTCGGAGAAGCTGAAGCGGGAGCTGTGGATGCCTCCCAAGGGCGTCGAGGTCACTGATCCTCGCAGTCCCTGGTACTCAGGCAACGAGTCCAGCGGCTTCGGAGCCCTTAAGTCATCCCTAGGGATGTGACATCACCAATAACCAACGCCTATGCGGGCGGTATCATGGCCTCAGACAGTTGTCGGGCCGCGATGCCGCCCGCTTGACGTACGAGCGGGAGGGGACCCGTGGCAGACAAGATCGGCGAGGTCGTCGTAGAGGTAGGCGCCGACGCGAGAGATTTCCGCGGCGACGCTGAGAGAGGCATCGAGAAGAGCCTCAAGAAGATCGGCAAGCGCATCGAGCGCGCTGCCGACAAGTGGGCGCGCGACATGCGCGACTCCGTCAAGGACGCCCTCGACGGCCTCGTGCTGCAGGTTAACGCCCGCATCGACCCTAAGGACCTGCGCCGCATCGAGAGCGCCATCGGCCAGACCCGCGGCCAGGCTCACGCTGAGATCTCCAAGCGGGACATCGAGGACATCAAGCGCCAGCTGCGCCAGATGGACTCCCGCGCCCCCGTCAAGCCTGTCCTGGATGACAACGCGGTGGCGAAGCTCGGTCGCGAGCTCGACGAGATGAAGGCCCAGATCAAGGCCCGCGTCGACCTGGACAAGCAGTCTCAGGCCAAGGCGATCAAGGACCTGAAGGGCATCGATGCAGAGATCGACGCGAAGGTAGAGATCAGCGGCAGCGACATCGCCGAGATCAAGGAGAAGATCGCCAACATCAAGAGCGATCTCAAGGTCAACGCGTCCCTCGAGAAGGCCGCCCAGAACAAGATCCGGGCCGAGGTCGAGAAGATCGACGCCCGGCTCCAGGCCAAGCCTGAGCTCGACACGGCCTCCGCCAAGAAGATCCGCGAGGAGATCAAGGCCCTCGGAGCCCGGATCGAGACCGACGCTCACCTGTCAGAGGCGTCCAAGAAGAAGATCAAGCACGAGCTCAACAAGCTCGACGGCAAGGCCACTGTCAACGCCGACCTGGACGACGGCAAGGCTCGCTTCGACCTGGCCAGGCTCACCAACAAGCCCTACTTCGTCGACATCCACGCCCGCCTGGCCAAGGCCAGCATCGCCAAGGTCGCGGCCCAGCTGAAGGCCTTGGCCGGAGGCAACATCTTCGGTAACTTGAAGAACTCCCTGAGCGACCTGTTCACCAATCTGGACACGGTAGCCGTCAAGATGGCTTCCGTAGGCGTAGCTGCTGGAGGGCTCATCTCCGTGCTCGGATCCGGGCTAGGCGTCGTCTCCGCCTTCGGGATCGGGGTAGCGCACTCGCTGCCGGCTCTCCTCGCGCTGCCGGGAATCCTCGGTGCGGCTGGCGCCGGGATCGGCATCTTCGTCGCCGCCATGAAGGACGCTAAGGACGTCCTGGCAGACCTCGGGCCACGCTTCACCGCCCTCCAGAAGGATATCTCCCTCAACTTCTGGGGCGAGGCGGCCGATGCGGTACGCAACTTCGCCAACAGCGCCCTCGACGCACTCGGGCCCTCCATCTCCAACGTGGCTGCTGAGATGGGCATGATGGCGGCCGCCGTCGCTGACTCGGCCACCGAACACATCCCAGGCTTCGCCGCATCGCTGGAGTACCTGCGCCAGGCCCTCGACATCGGGGGCGACGGTGCCGGGGCCTTCACCGACGCGCTGCTCTCCCTCGGTGAGGTAGGGGCCAAGTACCTCCCTGCCATCGCTGGGTGGGCCAACGGTGTCGCCTACAGCTTCCAGAACTGGGTGCAGGCGAAGATCGCCACCGGCGAGATGGATCAGGCCATCCAGGGCGCCGCGAAGACCTTCGGCACCCTGAAGAACATCGTCTTCGACCTCGGCGGGATCATCGGCGGCCTGTTCACCGCGATGGCCGCCGGGTCCGCCCCGATCGACTCGATCGCGGGGGCCCTCGACCGCGCCAACCAGGCAATCAACGGCCCCCTGTGGCAAGGGACCTTGACATCCATCTTCTCGTCCATGGCGACGGCCGCGAACCTGGCCTTCCAGGGCGTCGGCTCGCTAGGTACCGCCTTCGTGTCCCTGGCTCCGACCCTCTCCACGATCCTGCCCCTCATCGGACAGATCATCCAGACCGGCCTGAACGGCATCTCTCTAGCCCTCCAGGACCCCGCCTTCCAGGGCGGGCTGGTGTCGTTCTTCCAGGGCGTGCTGACCGCCGTGCAGGCCCTGGCGCCAGCCATGCCGGCCCTCGGTCAGGCCTTCGGCGCGATCGCGACGGTGGCCGGCCAGCTGCTGGCCGCCATCGCTCCGCTGCTGGCCACCCTGATGGTTCAGCTGGCCCCAGTCATCACTCAGCTGGCAGGCCTGCTGGCTCCGATCATCGAGCAGCTGGCCGCAGCGCTCATGCCAGTCATCCAGGCCCTGGTCCCGATCATCTCCGAGCTGTTCGCGGTCCTCGGCCCGATCATCACCGAGCTGCTCGCCATGATCGTCCCGCTGCTTCAGCCGCTGCTTCAGGCCCTCACGGCGCTGCTGATCCCCGCCCTCCAGCTGGTCGGCACCGTCGTCCAGGCGCTCATGCCGATCTTCCAGGCGGTCTTCTCCGGAATCGCCGCCATCGCTCAGGCTCAGATGCAGATCCTCAAGGGGATCATCGACGTGGTCACCGGCCTCATCACGGGCGACTGGAGCAAGTGCTGGGAGGGCCTCAAGGGCATCTTCATGGGGTTCACGAACTTCATGATCGCCTCGTTCACGGCCTTCGGCCGTCTTATCGTGTCCATCGCTCAGGCCGCCTGGAACCTGCTCGGCAACATCATCATGGGTGTCGGGAAGGTCATCGTCAACACGGTGTCCAACTTCTGCGCGTCGGTCGTCACCTTCCTGGTCAACGCGTGGAACAGCGCCGTCAGCTTCACCTCGTCGATGTGGTCGTCCCTGGTCAGCACGATCAGCAACTTCATCAGCAGCGCGGTCAACACCGTCCGGACCCTGCCGAACAGCATCAAGAACGTCTTCTCCAACGCCGGCTCCTGGCTCATCGGCGCCGGTAAGAAGATCATCCAGGGTCTGATCAACGGTATCTCCTCGATGATCGGCTCAGTGAAGAGCAAGCTCTCCAGCCTGACCAGCATGCTCCCGTCCTGGAAGGGTCCGGAGCCTGTTGACAAGGTCCTGCTCAAGCCTGCAGGTCAGCTGATTATGCGGGGTTTCATCAAGGGCCTCGAGTCCCAGTACGGGGCCGTTCGTGGCTCCCTGCAGGGACTGACCGACGACCTGACGAAGCCCGCCACGATCGGCCTCAACGCGACGGCTAACGTGAAACCGATGCAGGGCGCGAGCGCCCGGGGCGGGAAGTTCAAGTCGTCCAGCACGGCCGCCAACGGCATCGATAAGCAGAACCAATCGGGTGCTACCATCAACATCACCAACAACTATCCGCAGGCGAAGCCGGACTCGAAGACCCGTGACGAGGTTGCGGAGGGGATCCGCCTGGCCGCACTAATCTGAGAGGTCACCCACCCATGGCCATCTACTCACTTGACGGTGTAGACCTGGACGACGAGAAGATGCGCTGGGTCCTCGCCTCGGAGACGACTCTGTCGACCCGGGGCGAGCCCTGGCGCATCTCGGTGGACATCCCGAACCGGTTCGGCTCCCTGCCGATCCCCTCCCGGGTGCTGAAGCCTGCCACCGTCGTCCTGAAGTTCTCCGTGTTCTCCTGGGAGGACGGACGTAACGGGAACCGCTGCAAGGGCGGCCTGAACCAGCTGGAGTTCAACCTCCGGGCCCTCCTCGGCCGCCTGACGGCCTTCGGCCGCATGCAGCAGCTCGGCTACAAGCCTCAGGGCAACATCCTGAAGGTGGCCGACGTGCGCCTGTCCTCATCCATCGAGCCGATGATCGACCCGGAGGCGGAGATCGCGCAGCTGACCGCCACCTTCGAGGTGACGTCAGGCCTGTGGCGCGACCCGCAGCCGACCGTCGTGAACCTCAACGACCTGAATCCGCTGGCTGGCGGGAACATGCCGATCCCGGACCCGTGGCTGATGCTGTCCCCGTCGGGGTCCTCGAGCTCTCTGAAGGACAATGTGTCCGGCACCACGTTCACGTTCAACGGGGCCTTGCAGGGCGCTGAGCGCCTCCTCGTGGACGTGGCGAACTACCGCGCATGGAAGAACCCGTCGGCCGACTGGACTGTCGCGGGCGGCGCCCGCCCGGCCGACGGTGAGATCTCGATGGGTCTGGACGGCTTTCGGCTCGACCCCGACGCCTCCGGCCGGATCTCGGTGTCGGCGTTCAACTGCACCGGCTACATCCGCGCTAGGAGGTCCTACTGATGCCTCGCCGCGCTGACTTTCCCCGCGGCCTGGGGATGCGCTACGTCGCCTACGAGGAGGCGGGGCCTCGCATCGGCATTCTCCCCGACGCCCTAGCTGGCACGTTCACGTGCCCTCGTCAAGAGACCCCGTCCCTCACCCTGTCGTACCCGAACGGCGTCCAAGGTGTCCGCGGCGACCTCCTCGACCGCATGGTTGAGGTGGCAGTAGAGCTCACCTACGACGGGACCAACTGGGTCGAGCCACCTAACGCTCGATTCATGAACCTCTCGTCCTCGTGGAACCTGGTCGAGGACGGTACCGAGCACCGCACAGCCCAGTTCATCCACATCGGTCAGCGTCTGGAGGGCGCTCTCGTGTGGTCCGTACCCGCTGTCGCGAAGGACAAGGACGGGAAGTACAAGTTCAACTCCCGCACCGCTGGAGTCATCCTCGGCACGATCTGGGACGCCGCCGTCAAGCGTGGCTGGGGCAAGGGCCTGGAGATGGACTTCAGCACCACGCAGGACTCCGCGGGGCAGCCTTGGGCCTTCAAGACCTCAGTCGCGTTCGACCCGACTATCTCCCTGAAGTCGATCCTTGAGTCCCTCATGAATATGGGCATGATCGACTACCGGTGGCGTGGCCGCACGCTCCAGGTCTACAACGCCGACGCGGCCCTCAACCGGGAGAACTCGTCGGTCGTGTGGCGCCTGAACGCTGGCACCACGTCCGCCCCCGAGAAGCTCGATTGGTCCAAGCTGTGCACCCACGTCCTCGTCAAGGGTGAAGGCGGGCACCTCTGGACCTTCAAGAACCCGGAGGCCCCGGCCGACCTCCCCCGCACCGAGAAGGTCGTGGAGGCCGGCGGTGTCGAGCTGGAGACCACCGCCCGATCGGTGGCGAACCTGACCCTGAAGACCGGCGCGACCGCGGCCCAGGAGGTCAAGCGCGAGTGGGAGGCTGACGACGTTCAGTGGCTCCCGTTCCAGGACTACAGCCTGGGTGACTGGGTCCAGGTTGACCGCCGTACAGGCCTGGAGCGCATGCGCGTGACTCAGGTCTCAGTGTCTATCACAGAGAACGGCCGCTGCCAGGGCCACACCACCTTCGGTACCGTCCTGGACGACCTTCTGGCCCGCCTGGCCAAGAAGCAGAAGGGCGTCCTCGGGGCCGTCAACTCCGACGGGAAGAACCCCCGTCCGGAGGTGCCTAAGAGCAAGTACCGCCCGCTCCCCCCGCAGGGCCTGAACATCTCGTCTCAGGCGGTCATCGGCGTCCACGGGTGGCCTACAGCCGTTGCCTCACTTCACTGGCTGCCGGTTGAGACCGACACCCTTGGAGGGGCAGTGGACGTGACCGGGTATGACATCTCCTACAGGGAGATCCCTAACCTGATGGGCCCGATCTCGTTCTCCAAGACCAACTCGGCTGAGCTTGGCGGTTTGGCCCCGGGCGAGCGCTACGCCTTCAAGGTGCGCGCCATGACGGCGGACGCCTTCGGCGCGTGGTCCGAGGAGATCACGGTCACGATGGCGACCGATGTGGAGCCTCCCCCGGTGCCGTCCACGCCCAGGCTGAGCCAGACCCTAGGTGTGCTCGGCATCTACTGGGACGGGAAGGGCGCCAACGGTGAGGGCCTGCCTGCAGACTTCGCTGGCGTCGAGGTGTCCGTCCACCCTCCGGGCGGTACCCCGCTGAAGTTCACTGAGCTGCCCTACCCGATGCAGCGGACCAACATTGCCGGCCTCGAGATCAAGGAGTACGAGGTCAAGTTCCGCGCCTACGACCGCTCGAAGAACTTCTCCGAGTGGTCGAAGGGTGCCCGCATCACCCTTGAGCAGAACATCGACGCGGACGCAATCGCGAAGCAGGTCGAGGAGAAGCTAAAGAACTCCGACGCCATGCAGCGCGCCGCCCGCGAAGGGACGCTCAAGGAGATGAAGCACCTGACCGAGGCCATGGCCCAGGTGGCCACCTCCCTCGTCGACGCCGGTCCGGTGCCTCCTGATGCCGGTAAAATTGGCGCCAGCACGTGGATCTCCCCAGATGGGCGCGTGTTCGTTCTCAGAGCAGAAGGTGATAGGTAACCATGCAGCCGTACGTAGCTACAAAGCAGTGGAGGGACGGATTCGGCGCGGGGGAGACCCGCATCACCGCAGCCGACCTCACCCGTATCGAAACCGGCATCTCTGCCGCCACTCAGGGGGTGACGAACGTCGAGAACAAGGTCTACACCGAGCGGGCCCAGACCCAGGCGGACGTGGCTAAGGCGCGGCTGGAGCTGACATCCGCCATGGCTGCTCTGATCCCGGTCGGCTCCATCTTCCCGTTCGTCGGCGGTCAGGCCCCGTCTGGGTTCGCCCTGTGCAACGGGCAGGCCCTTGACCGCACCCAGTTCGCGGAGCTGTTCCGCCTGATCGGCACCAAGTACGGGACCACCAACTCCAGCAACTTCCGGGTGCCTGACCTGTCCGGGAGGTTCCTTGTCGGTGTTGGTACCGGCTACTCCCTCGGCGACACCGGCGGCTCTCAGACCGTCGCCCTGACCGCTGCGCAGATGCCGATCCACAGCCACGACGTCACCGGCAAGGCCGACCAGGCCGGCCGGGCCGGTGTCGGTATGTACGCGTCCAACGTCGGCGGAGGCTCCGGCTGGCAGGTCCTCTCCACGACGGAGAACGGCTCCCTGTCCGGCCTGACCACCACGTCCGCCGGTAGCGGTCAGGCCCACGAGAACCGGCCCCCCTACTTCGCCCTGGAGTACATCATCCGCACCGGCAGCCCCGCCGGCCGGATCTAGGCCCCGCTAACCTCGAGCCCGACTTGATCTGACCTCTACCTAGGAGACACCCTTGCCAGGACCTCTCAACCCCGCAGCAGCGGACCCGAACGCTCGGGGTGGGCAGTACGTAACCACCCCGGGCTTCGCCTCCCCTGGGCACTCGACCCCCACCAACACCCGCACCGCGCCTGACTCGACAGTCGTCTACAGCCCGAAGGGGTGGCGCTGGGAGGAGGCGGGGGACGACTACCAGAAGACCGTCTCCAAGCTGACTTCGGCAGCGATTGAGGGGGCGGTGCGCCGTATGCGCACCTCCTTCGGTCAGGTGTTTTACATCAAGGGCACAGCCGACGATCGCCCTCCCTTCGACGGGGAGACCTTCGGGGACACGTGCCGTGTCCAGGACGCTGTCACCCTCGACATTGTCGCGGAGTGGCGCTGGAACGGCTCGACCTGGGAGCGGATGCGCGTGACCAGCGAGCAGATCAGCAACCTGGACGTCGGCCGACTCACGGCCGGCTCAGCCAACATATCGGAGATCGCCGCCCGCAAGATCGCCTCCGACGTGGGGCGGTTCCTTGAGCTGACCACCGACCAGCTGACTGTGACTGGCAACGCGTCCTTCGTGAACGCCACCGCCCAGCACATCTGGACCCGGATCATCACCTCTTCCGAGGGTGAGTTCGAGAAGATCAGGGCGGGAATGCTCGCCGCCAACGCGGTCACCGCCGACAATATCCGGGCCGGCGCTATCGACGGTCAGGTCATCACCGGAGCCACGCTTCAGACGTCCAGGACCCCTAACCGTGGCCTGCACATCGACTCCAGCGGTATGGAGGTGTTCGATAACTACGGGACCCGGACCCTCAGGATCGACGCCCATACCGGCTCGATCAGCATCGCTGGCCGCTTAGGGCGAGCTGACACCTGGTCCGAGACCTACTTCAACGACATCACGTGGCACAACACCAGAACCGACTACAACGATGGTTGGCGGGCCGGAGTAGGCCTGGCCTTCTCCTCCAAGCGCGATGACTCTTGGAACGATGGGGCCATCTTCCTGGTGGCGAACCCTCAGGGGGTTCCCGGAGTCCGGATCCAGTCCCCGTGGAAGACCGCCGCGGCCAGAGGTCTCCCCTCGAACATGCACGTGTCCCCGGAGTCGGTCAGGGTCAGCGTGTACGGCGTCGGGTACGCGGACGACAAGTCAGCGACCTGGTACCTGTACCGAGACAACGGCGGAATATCTGTCGACGGTGCGGACATGGTGGTCCAGAAGGGGAACACGGCCTTCATCCAGAACGGGAAGACCGTATGCGGGGCATACAGCAACCAGGCCTACCTGTACCCCAACTCGATCACAGTGACGGGGTTCTATGCCACCACGACGCAGGTTGGACTGCGATTCAACAACAACGGGTACTGGGCGGACAACCTGGGGATCCACATGTCCGGTAACAAGAAGTTCACCATGCGCGTGCCGGAGCTGACCAAGGCCCGTGGAGGCATGTGGCTGAGCCACTGCTGCACCGAGAGCCCCTACGACGGGATCGAGTACTGGGAGAACGTCGAGATCGGCGCGGACGGCTCGGCTCGTTGGGAGCTTCCTGACTACGTCCCCAAGATCGCCTCGGCCAAGGCGCCGTGGGTGGTCTTCACCGGGGCAGAGGGCTCCTCGGCTACCCTTGACCGCTCCAACGCGGCCTTGTGGGTCGTGAACGTCAAGGGCGCACCTGGGTCGACCGTCCCAGTCCTCGTAAAGGGGGCCCGCATGATCGACGTGGACGAGGACGAGTACGGCGAGCCGATCATGCGCGACTACGCCCGTGAGGCGATGTGGGAGCTGCCCCCCGCCCCGCCCACACCTGAGGAGCGAGCTCAGGCTGCCTCCGACGAACCCGAGGACCTCCAGGAGACCCACCTCGGGGGAGGTTACTATGGACCCGCACCCCTTCAGAAGGAGAACCAATGAATGAGAACCAGCAGGCCTCGCAGGTAGACGCTGCGCAGGTGGTGGACGCTCTGACGTTTGAGATCGCCGTCCTGACTCGCAGGGCGGTCATCGCGGAGCAGCGTGTTGCTGCTCTTGAGGCTCAGATGGCCGGTAAGGAGACCAAGTGAGTGTAGGGACCGTAACGGCGGGGCAGGCCCGCTACCTGGCTGACGTGGCCAACATTGGCTACAGCCAGCCAGAGCGTCGTACGTGGTTCGCGAACGCCGACGAGCTCGGCTACGTGACCACGGCTCAGAACGCGGACTGCTCGTCCCTGGCTGCGGGATGCGTGGCCTATGGGATGCACGTCGCCTACGGGGTGCCGTGGGGTCACCGCGCCCTGCCTGAGATTGATGACCTGTGGACCGGGAACCTTCGCCCCGGCCTTGAGGCTCGGGGCTTCGATGAGGTCCCATGGAACGACTCTGACCTGCGCCCTGCGGGGGGCTTCCAGGACGGGGACATCATCCTCTCTGCCGCTAACGAGGGTGGCGTGGGCCACGTAGTGGTCGTCACCGACGCAGCCAACGACCTCGTCTCGGAGGCCTGGATCGCTGAGGACGGGTCCATCGATGGCTATGCCGGTGACACGACGGGTCAGGAGACCCGTACGGTCGCCTACGCCAGCCACCCCCACACGCAGGGGGGCCGCTGGACCTCGTGCCACCGGTTCAACGACGCGAAGTTCATGCAGCAGTTCCCGGAGTTCGCTCACGCTGCTCCGGCCGCTGCTCAGGCCTCGACCCCGGCTCCCCCGCCGGAGCAGCCTGCCGCGGCGCCGGCGAGCAACTTCATGCCGTGGGGTATCGACGTCTCCTCGTACCAGAGTGGGGCCGACCTGACTCTCATCCCGGCGCACTTCGTCATCATCAAGGCGACTGAGGATGATGACTACGTCAACCCCTACATGAACACTCAGGCCCAGCAAGCTCTCCAGAGCGGCAAGCGGATCGGGTTCTACCACTTCGCTCGCCCCTCGTCCTCCGTGGACGCTCAGGTCGAGGCGTTCGTGCAGGCGGTCTCGCCGTACCTGGGCCAGGCCACCCTGTGGCTCGACTGGGAGGCTAACGCGGTCTCCCTCGGCTCGGGGTGGGCGAACGCCTGGCTCCAGGCCGTCGAGTCCAAGACCGGCGCGAGGCCGGGCATCTACATGAACGGCTCCGCCTCTCGAGGTTACGACTGGGCGCAGGTCGCCTCGCGTTACCCGCTCTGGTACGCCGGCGGTCAGTGGTACTCGGACAGGTACGACGGTTACGGCGACCCTCAGCGCCCGACTGACGTGCCCTACTGGGGTGCGCCGCTCATCCACCAGTACACCGAGGACGGCCACCTGCCGGGATATGGCGGGTCTCTGGATCTGAACCGGTTCCACGCGACTGCCGTGGACTGGGACTCTCTCGCCGCGACCTCCTCGTCCGGCAATCAGGCCCTGGACGGCTACGGTGTGATCCAGGTCAACGGTATCTGGGACCCGCCGACCGCCCGCCGCTTCCGTCGGGTCATGAACGCGTGGGACTACCCGGAGCCGTTCGCTGTCGCGAACCTGGCCCGCTACCTGAACGACGCTGTCGGCTCCGACCTCATCAAGGCCTACACGGGCAAGACCGAGCTCCCGGCCGACGGTCAGTGGACCTCGGACCTGTACCGCGTCTTCCAGCTGTGGGCGTGGAACTGGGTGCCGGGCATGCCTGAGTCGGACGTCTGGCGTCGCTTCGCTCCGGACTGGACTGCTGAGCAGTTCATCGATGGGCAGTGGGGCCGTGCAACCTGTGCGGTCCTCCAGGAGGCCCTGAACCGCTCGTGGGCGGACACCGGTCGGTTCATGTACGAGCCGAAAACCTCCTGACCCTACGGGCGGTAGGTTAACCCTCCACTACTCATAGGGATACACTAAGGGCGGGGCTGCACGGCCCCGCCCTTACCTATGGAAGGAAGCTGATGCTCTTCATCTACACCGAGCGCAACGGTTCTCGCGAGTACGCGGTCCTGCGGGACGGCTGCCAGACCCAGCGGGTCGAGGGGATCATTGCGGAGGCCTACAAGCAGGCCCTTGGCGCCCCCAAGTTCCTGTGGCCTGACTTCTACGACCGCCTCACCTACGACGCCAACGACGCCCGGGAGTCCTCAGGCACCGACGCTGCCAACGCCACGATGCAGCAGCTGGAGAACGCCCTGTCCCAGCCAGAAGGGTCCCCCATCTTCAAGGGCTTCCGTGCGGCCCTTCGCAAGTTCCTGAAGGAGATCGCGTGATGTACACCTCGAAGTCGTTCTGGTCCGGTCTGCTGGAGCGGGCCATCTCCACCTTCGCCCAGTCCCTGCTGGGTGCCCTCGTTGTCGGCTCCTCGGTTGTCGACATCGACTGGAATACCGCGCTCGGCATCGCCGGCACGGCCACCCTGGCCGCTGTGCTGAAGGCCTTCGCCACCCCGGCGGAGACCGACCGCGCCATCCCCACCGACACCCCCCAGACGCCCGGCTACACGCCGCGCCACGCGGGCTGAGGTGACTGACTAGTGCTTCCAGCAGGGTCGGACCCGTCCCCGTTCATCGCAGTGCTGACCTCGCCCGACGTGATCGCGGCGGGGACGGCCCTGCTGGTCGCACTCATCACCTGGCTCCGGATCACCCTGAGCAAGTCACAGCAACGCCTAGAGGAGCGGATGACCCGGATGAGTGCCCACGTCGTGCGGGCGGCGAATGCTGCCGAGTCGGCCTCGGAGGGTGTCCACAACAACCACCCCGAGAATCTGCGTGACGACCTGGACGGCAAGTTCTCCCTCGTGCTTGACGGTCTGAAGCGTCTGACCGCGTCCGTCGATGAGCTTCGTGCCTCGGATCGCGAGCACGACGCCCGTATGGCCCGCATCGAGACCCAGGTCGAGGGCGTCCGCAATGACGCCCGCACTGATCGGTCCCACCTATACGCGGAGGTCCAGTCATTGCACTCTCGTATTGATAGAGTGAAGACTGAGACTACGACGTTATGCCAGGAGCCCTGATGTCCCAGACCGTTACCGTCACAGGACGGGTTACCGGCCCCGACGGCCTCGGCCGTATGGGGCGGATTCGGTTCACCCCAGCGGCGCTCGGCGCCCCGCTACCGGCCCGTGAGATCGTTGCCGGACGTGTATCTGCCAGGATCGACCCTGATGGACGTCTGGTAACGCCGACGGGTGGAGACCTGACCATCGCGCCCGGTAACTATGAGATAGATCTCACAATCCCGGGTGACCTGGGCGCCCATATCAGGACAATTCGCTCCCTCTCGGACGGTCAGACCCTTGACTTGTCTGACCTCCTGGGGGCGCTGCCGCCGTCTCCGAGGCCCCCCTCTCCTCCCCCGTCACCTCAGCCGCAGCCTCAGCCTCCCCAGCCGCAACCCCAGCCGCAACCCCAGCCGCAACCCCAGCCTGATCCTCCAGCGCCTCGCGGGGGTGTCCGCAGCGTGGACAACGCAACTACACTAGAAGCTATCAATGGGTCTGAAGTCATAGACCTAGGCAATGGAGTACTCACATGGAGGTAGCGCCGCTATGGCCGACCTGACCTGGTACAGCCGCGAAGGGGCTGACAGTCGATTCCTTACCAAGCAGGCGGCCCAAGGGCTAGCCACTGAGAGTGCGCGAGCTGCGGGCGACGCTGCCCTCGGTCAGCGCATTGACGCCGTCTCGGCAACCGCCGGGGCGGCTCTTCCGCGCGCCGAAGCGGCCGCCACCTACGCCACGAAGGAGGCCCTCACCCAGGCCCAGCTCGGTGGTGGCGGGCAGGCTCCGGACCTGTCGGCCTACGCCACCAAGAACGAGGTGCAGTCGGCCGACACCCAGATCAACAGTCGCATCGACTCCCTGTCGTCCACCGTCTCCGCCGTGTCTAGCAAGGTGGACGCGGCCCCCACAGTAGACAGTGTCAACCAGACTGCCAGGACCGAGGCTGCCTCGGCCGCCAGTGCAGCTGTCGCCCCCGTCAAGGCCGCCCTCGAGGGGCGCATCGCCCCGCTCGAGGAGGCTCTCCCCAAGGCCGCCACGAAGGCCGAGCTGGCCGCCTACCAGACCACCGAGGCCGCCCAGACCGCCGCCTCGCAGGCCGCCTCCCAGGTAGCGGAGACCTACGCAACCAAGGCCGCCCTCGACGACTACCTGCCCAAGACCGAGGCTGCAGGCGTCTACGCGACCAGGAGTGACCTGGCTAACGCCCAGCTCGGCGGTAAAGGTGAGGCCCCCGACCTCTCGCACCTGGCCACGAAGGCGGAGATGACCTCCGCGGACACCGCCCTCGGCCAGCGGATCGACGCGGTCAAGGACACCGCCGACGCCGCAGCCCCGCTGAGCGCTCTCACGGGCTACGTGACGACCACGTCAGCCTCCGCCACGTACGAGACCAAGACGGACGCCGCTCAGGCCCATCAGGGGCTCTCAGGGCGCATCGACAGCCTGTCCACCTCGGTCCAGGACGCCGCCACGAAGAGTGAGCTCGCCGACTACCTGCCGAAGGCCGACGCTCAGACCACCTACGCCACCAAGAGCGAGGTCGAGGCCGCCAAGCCTGACCTGACCACCTACGCCACCAAAGAGTCCCTGTCGGACTACCTCCCGAAGACGGACGCCGAGTCCACCTACGCGAAGACCTCGGACCTCAGTCAGCACGTAGCGGACGCTGACAGCAAGTTCGTCACCCGCAACGAGCTGACGGAGACCTACTCCACGAAGCAGGAGCTGCGTACCTACGTCGCTTCCGCCCAGTCCGCCTTCGCCCCCGCCTCCCTCTCCGGAGAGGTCGCCTCGGTCAAGGAGACCGCGGACGCCGCCCTACCTAAGGACGTGGCCGCCATCACGTACGCGACCAAGGACGAGCTCACGAAGGCCCAGCTCGCCGGCGACGGGAAGATCCCTGACCTGTCGGGCTACGTGAAGACCGCCCAGCTGGGCGACTACGCCCGCAAGACGGATCTCGACTCCTACGCCAAGACCACCGCCCTGTCGGCCGTCTCCACAAAGGCCGACGCTGCCCTCCCCAAGGCCGAGGCCGCCACGACCTACGCCACCCTCGAGGCCGTCACCGAGGCTAAGCGCGTGGCTGATGCCGCCCTCCCGCGCACCGAGGCGGCCGCCACCTACACCACCCGGACCGACTTTGAGTCGTTCAAGAAGACCCCCGGGGCCAGGGGTCCTGACGGTGACCGCGGACCGACCGGCCCGGCGGGCCCTGCAGGTCCTATCGGTCCTCAAGGTCCGCGCGGATCCGAGGGTCCGCGGGGTGCCGCCGGTGAGAAGGGTCAGGACGGGGCGAAGGGTCTCGACGGCGCTGCGGGTCCGACCGGACCCCGCGGTCCCGAGGGGCCTGCCGGTCCTCGGGGCGCTAAGGGTCCGGACGGAGACAAGGGTCCGGACGGGGCCAAGGGTCCTGACGGTGCTAAAGGTCTGGACGGGGCCCCCGGCCCTGCCGGGCCTGCCGGCCCTGCCGGGCCTGCCGGCCCTGTGGGTCCTAAGGGACCCGCTGGCGCCGCTGGCCTCGCCGGGCCCCCCGGTGAGAAGGGCGCTGCCGGTGAGCCCGGTCCCGCCGGACCCTCAGGTCCAGCAGGCCCCCCAGGTCCCGCTGGACCTAAGGGTCCCGCCGGCGACCCTGGGGAGCTCACTGACTACGCGAAGAAGACTGAGCTGCAGACCCTCCAGGAGCAGATCGAGGCTCTCATCGCCGACCAGAGGCCGTTCAAGGCCGGTCAGCGCTACTCCTCACCCGTCACCTACTACTGGCCCGACTACTACAACGAGTCGAAGGGCACCTCGAAGTGGGCCCGGGCCCTCAAGGCCGGCAGCACCCTCGGTCTCGTCATCCTCAACAAGGACTCCGGCAACTGGGACCAGAAGAACGAGGACTTCGGCAAGCAGGCCGCCAGGGCGCTGAGCGCGGGCGCCAAGCGATGCGTGTTCTACGTCAAGACCCAGTACGGCGTCGCCTCCCTGCCCCCGCAGGCCGAGGCCCGTCGAGGGGTCCCCAACCCGGACAAGTACACCAAGGAGTACATCCTTGGGCAGATCGCCAAGTTCACGGAGCAGTACGGCGACGTGGTCGGTGGCGTGTTCCTGGACGAGGTCATCAACGGCTGGGGCGCTCAGGCCTCCCGCGTGGGTTGGTACAAGGACCTGATCGACTCGATTAGGTCCGAGTACGGCAAGGGCTTCTACATCGTCGTGAACGCCGGCGCCAACATGAGCCAGCAGATGTGCGGCTTGGACTTTGATACGGCAATGATGTTCGAGCAGGACGCGCAGAAGTTCCTCAATGAGGACCCCGGCACGCCGATCCTGCCTGACCACATGAAGGCCTACCCCTCAGAACGGTGGTGGGTGGTCATCCACGGCGTGACGAAGGGCAACTACCGGCAGGTCTTCGAGAAGCTGGACACCCTCCCCATCGGTCACGCCTACATCACGGACGGTGTGCTGGTCGAGGACCAGAACCATGGCGGCCAGTGGGAGCCTGTAGGCAACCCCTACGAGAACCCGCCGTCAGGGCAGTTGATCAGGTTGACGTCCTCGTGGATCCACGGGACCCTCGACCTGAACCTGACGATTGAGGATCTGAAGGCCCAGATCGCCGAGCTCGAGAAGAACGGCGGAGGCGCGGGTAAGAACCCGTTCCTCGTCCTCGGGCCCAACGACCCCGTCCCGGCAGGTACAGCCAATGACACCGTCATCATTCGTAGGGAAGGCTAATAAGTGCCAGAGATTGAGCTCTACAAGGACTACGGTCAGCCGACCGTCGAGGCATTCGGGCTGCACTGGGTGGTGCGTACTGATGCGTGGCACCCAGGAGGCCCGGCCGCGAACCAGAAGTGGAACCCCAGCTGCCTCTTCAAGCGGGAGGACGGATCGGTCACGATCTCCACGTCGGTCATCGGTGGGGAGCCGTACTCGGCTGAGATCGTCTCGGCCGAGTCCCTCGGCTACGGGACCTTCGAGGCGTCCTATGAGATCGCCAGCCCGACCAGGATGAGGGACCTCCACAAGAACGTCGTGTGGGGCATCTTCCCCTTCGATTGGGAGGACCCGAACCCCGGCTACCAGGAGATCGACATCGTCGAGGACTCGTACTGGTCCGGCTACACCGACATGGTTGGGAAGTACACCTACTACCCCGGTGACGAGAACTCTGGCATCCACCTCAACGACCGCGTGTGGACGCGGTCCGGTAAGGGCGCGACCGTCCGCATGACGTGGATGCCGGGCACGATCCGATGGGAGACCTGGGAGAGCCACCTCACCGAGGAGCGGGCCCGCAACACCCCCGTGAACGAGGGCGGCTACTACTCGGGAACTCTCACCCAGACGGTGCCTGTCCCCCGCTCTCAGCGGGTCCACATCAACCTGTGGGCGTTCAAGGGTAAGGGCGGCTGGGAGACGATGCCTCCCACGACCATGCATCTGAAGTCGTTCAAGTTCACCCCCTGGGAGGGCTCTTACGGCGTCCAGATGGGCGAGAACGGCTACGGCCGCGTGTCCGCCGTCAAGGACGGGAAGGAGGGCGCCGTCACAGCCTCGGTCGTGACTCCCACCTCGGACCCGCTCCCCCAGAACCTACCCACAGAGCTGAAGGCTGGGGACGGCGTCTACGACGCCTGGACCCAGCTGGGGGACGGATCCATCCTCATGCGCAACGTCCAGGACAACGGTGACGGCTCCGTCACCATCAAGCACATGCACCCGATTCCCGGCCAGTCCGGGCTCTACTCACGAGAGGTACGTATCTGATGGCAGCCGTCACAGCAGAAGTTCGCGTATACAGCGCCGAGTACTGCGACAAGACCTATGCGAAGAAGGGCGAGGCCACCGGCGGAGAGGGCGGTGGCACCCCCTCCAACCTTCTCGTGCTCGGCCCCAACGACCCGGTCCCTGCTGGTACGAAGGTCGGCACCATCATCGTTCGGAGGGCTCGCTAAGTGGCATCGATCTACCCATGGCCAGAGCACTGGTGGACCAACACCGGGAGCTTCGCCGGTCAGAACCTCACGGTCCAGGCCGGCACCATCTTCGTCCCCTGGGCGAGCGAGGCGAAGCCGATCGCGTCCGGTCGCTGGAAGATCACCTTCCGGTACTCGGCCGGCGCCGCCTCGACCATCGACATCAAGCACAACCCCTTCAGCAAGGCTGACGAGACCGCGCAGGTCGGCCAGCATAACTTTGGGGAGATCACGCTGTCCCCAGGAGTCAACGTCACCCAGGAGGTGACGCTGGAGCTCAAGGACCGGTCTCAGCCTCTGTGGACCCCGCAGTTCCAGCTGAAGCCCGGCCAGCCGAGCGTCACCTTCCACAACATCTCGGTCGAGGAGGCCCCCGCGGCTCCCCCGCCGCCACCTGAGGGCGACAACCCGTACGACAAGCAGTACGTACGGTCCTGGGCTCACTCTGAAGGTACGGCGGGCACGCTCCAGCCGATCTCGGCCACGTCCGAGGCTGGTGACATCGCCGTCCTGGCGTACTCGTCCCAGTGGGGCAACACTCAGGCCAAGGCCCCGGCGGGCTGGTCCCCGATCACTGCTACCAGCGGGCTCGGAGGCCGGTCCGGCTACGTGGCTGTGAGGAACGTCTCGTCCCCCTCGGACACTCAGAACGTCGTCCTGTCGGGAGCGTTCCGCGGCGGGGCGCGGGAGAACGCCCTCCTCGTGGTCCTTAGGGGTGTGCGCTCGGTCACCAACACCGGGTGGACGACCGCCAAGCCTCAGGCGGGGAAGCTGAACCTGACCTTCTCTCAGCAGCACGGCCGCAACGTCGACCCGCTGGTCGACTGGCGTCCCGAGCACTCGAAGATGGTCTCCGGCGGGCACGACGCCAACGCGTCATGGTCGGCGCTCCTCGGCGCCGTCACCGTCGGGGGCGGTCAGGACGGCCCTCAGGCTTGGGCTCAGGTGTTCCTCACTGTGGGAGGTGGCGGCGGTGCCGCGCCGGGGCCGGGCTCGGACCCGGCTCTCCCCGCCCCACCTAACCCTGAGATCCAAGGGCTCGGCTCGACGACTGTCTCTGTGGTAGTGAACGACCGCCTGGAGGAGGTGCCCGCCACGATGCGGTCTCTTCCAGCCGGCTACGCCTCGATCGACGCGATGATGTCCACTCCTGGCTTCGTGGTCGCTCACCGAGGTGGCTCGGGCTCCTGGCCTGAGGCGTCGATGCGGGCCTACACCAACGCCGTCGCCCACGGCGCAGGCGCCCTCGAGGTCTCCACTCACAGGACGAAGGACGGCATCTGGGTCCTGGCTCACGACGAGAAGCTGCAGCGGGTCGACCCGTCGGCCCCCAACACGCCGCTGTCGCAGATGACGTGGGAGCAGGTCAAGCAGTACACCACGAAGGGCGAGCCGATCATGCGGGTCGAGGACTACCTCGACGCGTACGGCTCCTCCCACGTGACGGTGCTGGATCCGAAGTTCTCGGCCGCGCAGTGGTCCGAGCTCGCTCTGCTCCTCCCGTCGGACGCGCGGAGTCGGGTCATCTGGAAGATGTCGGCCGACGCCACGTGGCTGTCGGACCAGTGGCGGGCCGCTGGCTGGAAGTGCTGGGGGTACATGTACGAGCAGCACGTCACTGACGGCCAGGGGCGTACGTGGGCGCAGCACTGGGACTACATCGGAATTCCCTATGAGGCGTCCGACACTAGCTGGGGCATCGCCAAGACCTTCGGGAGGCCGGTGTGGGGGCACATCTGCCCCACGAAGGAGGCCTACACCCAGGCCATCCAGAAGGGCGCGGTCGGCTGCATGGTATCCGGGATCCAGCAGGTCCTCCCTAGCCTGACAGTCTGAGAGACAGAGAACCCCCGCACCCTCTCTCCGGGTGCGGGGGTTCTTTCACGCCTGGGCGGCTCTGTAGATGCCGAGGGCCCCCTGGGCCGGGACGACGCCGTTGCCGAGGAGCCTCCTCTCGGCGGAGACCTTGAGGCCTATCCCCGTGACCCAGCCCTCTGGAAGGAGCATCATCCGCTCCATCGCCCGGGTCGCCTCCTCCGGGGGAGGGCAGCCCAGGGCCTGATACAGGGACTGGCCGTGGCCGTTCCCGTTCCCGTGCCTCGCCTTCTGAGCCTCTCGCCAGGCCTCCCAGTCCTCGGAAGTCCTCCCCCAGCCCATATCCACCACGGTAGGGGTCGGGAGGAGATCGGTGGGCCTCTCAGGGAGGATCTTCTCTGGAGGCTTTACCCCCCGTAGGAGGGCCTCCCCGCCCCGGCGTGTAGCGGCCAGGAAGACCCGGGCTCGGCGGTGGACCCCGCAGACCTCCCAGGCCTCCGCGGTTCCCCAGCGCACATTGAAGCCGTACCGTCCCAGCTCAGCATCAACCTGCTCCCGGTACTTCCGGGCCTGCGGTACGTTCTCGATGATGAGGGCGCTTGCCCCGGACAGGTGCCCGATCTCGGCACACCGGAAGAACAGCCCGCTGCGGCTACCCCGCAGGCCGGCCCCGTGCCCTGCCCGAGACAGGTCCTGACAGGGGAACCCGAAGGTGACGACGTCTGCCTCGGTCCCGTTCAAGGCAGGAGCGTGCACATCCTTGAGCTGCTCAGCCTCCGGCCAGTGACTGGCCAGGACCTGCCGGGCTGGGCCGTAGTTGTCGCATACAGCCACCACCTCCTGCTTCACGTCGGGCAGCGCCTTCTCGAGGGCGAGCTCGAGGCCTCCGTACCCCGAGCACAGTGATAGGACTCTCATGATTCCTCGCTAGGTGGGGGTAGGTCAGGACCAGAGGCGCCAGCTATGGGCGTTCCCGCCCCTGGCCTCGAAGGTTAGGATGGCGGGCTTGGTGGAGTCGCCAGAGACGTTGGTCCACCAGTCACTGCCCCGGTCGGCCGATGGGCAAGAGACAACCCACCGAGCGTCTCCGACCTGTCGGACCGCGAAGTTGTGCCAGTGCCCGTGGACGAGGATCCGGGCGTCGTGCAGTCCGCTACGGTGCCCGAAGGCCAGGTCTCGGAACCAGCCCGGCACCTTGCTCTGAGAGCCGGCCAGATGGCCGTGGGTGAATCCGATGTGGGTGCCGTCTGCAGCCTCGACGGTGACGGCCTCCTCCCACTTCTCAGGCCGGTGGAAGGTGACGTGCTCGAAGGCCTCGCGATCGGCCACGATGTCCTCGATGTTCTTCGAGATCATGATGCCAAAGTCGTCATCTGGGGCGTTGGCACGGCTGTTCTTGCCAGGGCCGACGCGTACGGCGCAGTGGTTGGACGGGACGGCCACGTACATGAGGGAGTCGCACAGAGGGGCGAGGAGCTTGACGGCCTCAGCGTAGAGACGCTGTACGGTGCGGATCTGGTCGGTCAACGAGAGATCGTTGGTCTGGGCCTGGCTGGCCACGTTCCAGAAGCCCTCGGTCGAGTCGCCCACGTCGGCCACGACGATACGCTTCCAGCGCCTCGGGCCTGCCAGGTGGTGGGCGATGTCGTGCAGGGCTCGGCGCACGAGGCGTACGGTGTCCTCGGTCCCCCCGCCACTGCCCTGTTTGCCCACCTGAAAGTCGGCCAGGCAGACGATCGGGGTATCCTCGCGGGACTCCGCCAGAGCGGACGCCGGCGGGATGTAGGGCTCAGAGAAGACGGACTCGAGATCGTCCCACGACAAGCGCTTGGCCTCAGCCATCTCGATTGTGCCGGGCTTGTACTCGACCTTCTCGTAGGAGCCGTCGGCGAGGCGGATCGTCTTGCCACGCTTCGTGATTGACTCGATGGGGAGGTCCTCGAAGAACGCGTCTTTGGTGAGGTCCGGCTTTCCGTCGTTCTTGCGCTTGAGGGCCCGCCGGTGGCGCCTCACAGTCGCCTCCGAGGTGCCGAGTTCCTCGGCCAGGTCGATGTTGGTCTTGCGGTCCTTCTCAGGGAGAAGATCGTTGGCAATGATTGCCTCGTCCAGTGGGTTCATATCGGCTCCTATCTGGGTCACTGGAGTGAATGCTGAGAAGAGTCTATATCTGCCCCCAGCCCTTTCCACAACTCAGTTAACCACTTCGGTACCTATGTGCCGCGCATCACTAAACTTATACCTTGTCAAGTGTTGCGCCCGCCTAGCTTACAACCTACCGTTGAGGCATGAGCACTTACAGCAACTCCCACTTCGTCATCACCGGCAAGGCCTGCCGCGGCTGCAAGCACTGCGAGGGCGGCGCCCAGCTGGTTGCCTTCAACCTGATCCACTGGACCCTTGCCTTCTGCACCGGGTTCGTCTCGCTCCTGGCTCCGATGTTCTTCAAGCGGTGCCTGTGCTGTGGTCACAGCCTCTACCTGAACAAGCACTGATCACCCGACATACGCCCACCCCCGTACAATTGACCCAGACCGCTCGCCCATAGGAGATCCCAATGACTTCCATCGCCACCAACCACATCGCCTTCCCTGAGCGCTTCGACACGCTGTCCGAGCGGCGCACGACGGCTCACGCGTGGAAGAACGCTCTGACCCCGTTCTTCAAGTACGTCAACATTGTCCCGATCGAGGTCGATGGTGACATGATCGCCCGGGTGATTGCGGACAACGGTCACGAGCGTGTAATCACCCTCCGCCCCTCGACCGAGATCCGAGGCCATTACGACCTGTGGGACGTTGAAGTGTGGTTCAGATCTCTCGGCGTAGGCCGCCGTACGCAGGTCGGAAACCTCCGCGATCTGCTAACCTTCATCTCACGGGACATCTAAGGCAGACGTCCAGGGTCACACAGCAAGAACCCCCCAACCGCTTTTCACGATCTTCGCGGTTGGGGGGTTCTTGTGTACCCGCCCACTCCCGGCGCCTTGTGAGTTGTGAGGTCTTGACCGGTGAACTGACAAGATATATCTTTGGGTTATCCACCCGGCGCCTACTGGCGCCCTACTGAAGGAGAACCCATGAGCATCATGGACCTGAGCAAGGTCGTGAGCCGCGCCAGGAAGGCAGCACAGGGCTCTGAGACGCCCTGCGGGCCGATCACCTGGGTGTGGGGCAAGGACGACCTGAAGTCCCTCGTGAAGGCCATTCACGCATCCTCCGAGATCGTCATGGACCTGGAAACGACTGGGCTTGACGAGTACGCGGAGGCGGGGGGAGACACCAACGGCGGCTACCCGGCCCGCATCGTCCTCGCAGCCCTCACCCTCCCCAACGCCTCCCGCGCCTCCGCCGGCGCCTACAACTGGAGGAAGTTCGACGGGGAGCAGCCGATGACCTTCCTCTTGCCGCTCTCGCACCCCGCCAGCCCCCTACTGGGCTCATGGCGTAAGGTCATGGCGATCATCGGCCGTGAGATCAACCGCAGCGGTAAGCCGTTCGTCAACGCGAACATCAAGTTCGACGCCCGTTGGGTCTTCGCCCAGACCGGTGTCGACCTGTCCGACCGGATCGAGTGGGACACCACCGTCTCCTCCCAGCTGGTCGACACCGAGGCCCGAACCCGTCTGAAGATCCGCGCAGCTCGCGACTTCGGGATCGAGGAGTGGGACGACTTCGACCTCGGTACCCCCGGCGCCGCTGAGCGCGTCGACCTGATCCAGCTCGGCGAGTACGCGGCCCGCGACACCTACTACACCTGGAAGATTGAGCAGGAGCACCGCGACCAGATGTTCCTGACCGGCGAGGACGAGCCGTGGGACTCGGACGACATCCAGATGGCCCGCCTCGGCAAGGTCGCCACCTACGTCGCCATGCCGACCGTGAAGACGCTCACGAAGGTCGAGCAGCGTGGCTTCCTCCTCGACGTGGACTGGGTCCACGGCAAGATCAAGGAGATGGACGCCCAGCGCCTTCAGGCCTGCCAGGACATCCTCGGTCTGTACGGCACGGAGCCCGCTCCGGCCCCTGCGAAGGACGGCGTGACCACGGCGGCCACCTCGAAGTGGTTCCAGGGCTTTGTGGCCCAGGCCATCGAGGCTGGCGACCTGCGCGTGACGGCTCGCACCGACTCCGGCAACGCCCAGTGGAACAAGGCGGTTCTCATTGCCCAGCAGCGCCAGGGCAGCCCCGCAGCCGACGCGCTGCTGCGCCACCGCGACGCGGTCAAGACCCTCGAGTTCCTGAACCAGTGGCTCGACCTGCGTGACCCCAACAACGTGATTCACGCCACCTACAACGTCGGCCGCGTGAAGACGGGCCGCCTAAGTTGTGACTCACCTAACATGCAGCAGTGCTCGGCCCGCCTTAAGCCGGCCTTCATACCCCGCCCCGGCTACGTTCTGCTTGACCTCGACTACAGCCAGGTCGAGCTGCGTGTGGCCGCGTTCATCTCCCGCTCCGCCCCGATGATCGAGGCCTTCCAGCGCGGTGACGATCTCCACAGGCTCCTCGCCGCGAAGATGGCCGGCAAGAAGCCCGAGGACGTCACGTCCCTGGAGCGCAAGCGCGCCAAGGCCGGCAACTTCGGTCTGCTGTACGGCATGAGCCCGGGCGGCTTCCAGACCTACGCCGCCACCGCCTACGACGTGGCGATGACCCTCGACGAGGCCCAGGCGGTCCACAGCGCGTTCTTCGAGATGTGGGACGGCATGCTCCAGTGGCACGAGAGGGCTAAGCAGCGCGCCTATGAGCGTGGCTTCGTTACGTCCCCCATCGGGCGCACGCAATGGCTCTCGGACCTGTACTCGAAGAGCGGCTTCAAGGCCTCCCACGCCGAGCGCAACGCCCTGAACAGCCCCGTGCAGGGCTTCGGCTCGGACCTCATGCAGATGGCCGCAGCGTCCATCATGGGCACGCTGCCGGGCTACCCCCTCCCCAAGGTCGAGGGGGCCCACGTGGTCGCCACTGTCCACGACGAGATCTGCATCGAGGCTCCAGAGGACCGCTGGCAGGAGATCCTCGTCGAGTGCAAGCGCCGCATGGAGGACGTCAACACGTTCCTTGCCCCGCTCGACTGCCAGATGGACGTCCCGATCGTGGCCGGCCCCTCAGCGGGCACCCGCTGGGGCGTGCACGACCTGCACGACGAGGACGACCCGCTCCCTCAGGTCTGAGACTCTCCTCACACCTACCCCAGCATAAGCATCAACCACAACCACCTACCGCACCCATAGGAGAACCCAATGAGAAACGCACTCCGTGACTACCAGTACAAGCTGTCCAGCCTGAACGGCGCCCCCGCGGCGCACGTACGGGACCCCCGCACCGAGATGGAGTACCTCGTCCAGATCACCGACGAGCGTGACGGGGGCGGCCGCTACCAGATCACTGCTCTCGTCTGCAAGCCCGACGAGGGGGTCCGCTTCCCGGACTCGATCCCCCACCGCACGCTGTCGGAGATCGCCGCGGAGGTGCTCGGCCGACGGGAGCCCGCAGCCCGAGGAGGCAACCGCTACAAGGGCCCCGACCCCTCAGTCCTGCGGAGCCTGATTGAGAAGGGCTACACCCGCTCCGAGATCTCCCAGAAGCTGGGCCGCAGCCCTTACACCGTCGACTCGTGGCTGAAGCGGGCCCGGCGCATGGACCCGACCTTCCCGACCTCGATCACGAAGACCGGCAAGCGCCGCGAGGCGAGCGCTAGGCAGAAGGCCGATCAGGCTGAGCTCCGTGCCGAGCAGCATCGAGCTGCTCTGATCGAGGCTGAGCGAGTCCGTCGGAAGGCGGTCGAGGCCGTCCTGCACGGCGCCTGAGACACCTACCAGCACACGAGGGCCCCTCTCCGGAGAGGGGCCCTCTTCGTGTTCCCGGTCACAGGTATACCCCTGGGGGTACCCCTTTTCACGGTTAAATCTGTGAACCGGGGCACCGTAATGTAGTACGCCTGTACTAGAACACCCATTCTTGTTGAACCGTGCACTACCCGCGGACATATGTTCGAAAGAATGTCGAGGGGGACCTTTCCCTTGCGCGAGTAGGGCAAAGTCGCCCCCCGCACCTATGCTCACATCCTGAGACAAGTTGTCTCACAGAACGTGCTGTGACGGGGGCCACCCTTCCACTATACAACCGTATGAGAGAAAAAACTGAGTTTCTGGTACATGCGTACCAGAACAGTACTTTCCCTTGAAACGAGGGGCGAAGGTCCGGGTCGAGGGGCGGATCGGGCAGGTGACCGTCTGACGAGGTTTCAAGGAAAAGTCCCCGCATCCTGAGAGAATCCTGGTAAGTCAGAAACCTGACATGTTTTCTACTTATGTCATTTTGTATGCTGCATACACGGGCAGATGTATGCAGCATACGTCGTGCAACGCACTCGGGCGTGTCGGACCCCTATTTTCTGGTACAGGCGTACCACTTAGCCCCAGCACTGAGAAAAGTGGGCCCATTAGACCGAGGGTCGAGGAGAGAACGAGGGGCGCGGCCCTAAAAACTGCGGCGCGCCTCACGGCCGCTACCCATTGCTATTGGACACCCGTTTGTGGTATCCGCGCGCCCACACACCCGCCCGCCCCCCGAAGGGGGGCGGGCGTGTGTGTGGGTAGATGTTTATTTATAGAGCCGGCGCCGAGCCTGCGGCGGGGCTGGCGCCCCGCCTTGGCACCGCATCGCAGCTCGGGCAGGCTCGCGCCTCCGCTGGGGCTCCGGCGCTCGGTGCCCTCGGTGCGATGCGGGCGGGACAACCCGACTCGTCTCCGACGAGCGACGCGCTCACCGCTGCTCCTCGGCCCCGAGCAGGCTCGGGTCTCCGCCTAGGGGCTCCGACCCTCGGTGCTCGGGACTGTCGGAGCGCGGCTACGCGTCGGAGAGGTTGAGGCTGACGGTGCGTTCAGCTCGGCTCGCTGCGCTCGCCTCGGTGCCCGCACGACGTCAGCCAAACCTCTCGCGTCGGGACCCCCGGCGCTGCCGCCGCCTCGGTCACGGGACGCCGCCCCTCAGTCCCGGAGGCCGCGCCGCCGGCCGCCCGCCCCGCCACCTTCGTGCTCGGGAGGGGCCGCCCCGCCGCAGATGCCCCTCAGAGGCCGTGTAAGCCCCGTAGGCGGACTTTCAGGGCCCCGGCAGTACCGTGATGAGGGTCCGCCCCCGTTAGGCCGTCAGAGAGTCTTACACGGCTTCTGACGGCGGCGGCCACCTTCGGTCCCGGGATGCCGCCCGGCGGGGGCCCGGCGGGGGCCTATGGCTGGCCCCGCGTCCATAAGAGACGCCCATAACGTGGCGGACATCACCGATAGGGAGGCCGAAAAAGGTAGACACCCGTCGCCCGGTGTGGCATGATTAAGCCAAGCCGCCCGGAGGGGCGAAACGGCTAGTAGCCCACGCAGCGGGCCCGACGGGGACCGAGGCGAAGGGAGTGCGACCCGGTACTAACCGAAAGGCGGCGAAGTTGCGGATGCGCAACACTCCCGATGCGCGCTTTATGTGGTCCGGGCGCGCAGGCATTTGGGTCACGGGCTCCGGTCCCTACCGACGGGTGGGGGCCGGAGCAGGTCCCGATCCTGCGAGTCCCCGCACGAGGCAATCGGCACACCAGACGATGTCGTAACTGATGGCCGTGCGTCGGAAGTCGAGCAGCTCGACCACCTCGAAAGATCGTGAAGCTAGCTGGAGACGCCCCTTGGGGGACCTGGTTCGTAATTGGGTCGGCCCTTGCAGGTCTTACGGCGACACCAACGACTAGGGGCCCGGTTGAAGCACCTTCGAGAGTCATCAGACGGCAGGACAGCACGTCGGGCGGCTAGGGGTGTGGAAGGGGTTCCCGCTAGGCAGGGAAGAGGCTCCAAGACTGCGGGACACGGCCCGCACCTCCACCTTCGGTCCCGGGTACCGCCCCACCGTCGGAGAAGGTGAGGCCCGCTGAGAAGCCCAGGACGGTCATGAGGGGCACCTCGTGAGACGCCCTCCAGCACCCCTCGATCTCCTCCTGGAGTGAGAGCGGCACAGAACAGCCCCACCTCGCGAAACGGGGCTGAACCAATGGCCTCGGCACAGCCCGAACCCACCCTTCGCTTCACGTAGAAGGCACCCAGCGCGGAACGAGTGGCCGCAAGCCCCTCGGACCAGAGACCAGCCAGGCCGACCGATCACCGGCCAGGGAGAAGCCTGAGAGGCGCAGCAGCTGCCTCCTCGGACAGGCACCTTGAAATGCTGCGCGTGACCCGGTACTGTATGAGAGTCATACACGACGGGAGAACGGACAACAGAATGCCTCGGCCAAAGAAGAGCCAGCTCCGTCCCTACGAGGACGACCGCCCTGACCTTGACCAGCCGTTCACTGCGGCGCAGGCTCCGACAACCATCGACTTCGGGCGTAAGCCCGGAGAGCCGATGATGGAGCGCAAAGTGGTGAAGTTCCGGATGCGAGCGGATACGCTCGACAGAGTCCGGCGGCGGGCCAAGGCTCAGGGTCTTCGGGCACATGTAGTGTTCGCGCGGCTGCTCGAGGCCTATGGCAACCGGGAGATCGATCTCCAACCTCACCCGTCGGGTATCAAGGTGGTCCCGCATAGGACGACCTTCACCAACCCCGACAACCCTTCGAACCGGTAGCGCGCCACCCCCGCTGCCGGTGTCTGCCTAACCTGACCCGACTACACAACGAGAACCATGAGCACATCACAGCAGCGCCGTGAGGCGGTCATTGAGGCCGCTGTAGACGCCTACCGCCGGGGCCTGACCCCGATCCCGATCCCGCGCCACTCGAAGGCACCAAGTATCACTGGTTGGACGGACATCCGCTGGCCGGATCCCGAGTACGACGCCGGGGAGGGCGAGGAGCTCCTCCGCGCCACCTTCGGGGAGCAGATCGACCAGGGCTCCTCGAACCTCGGAGTCATCCTCGGAGCCCCCTCGGGCAACCTGGTCGATGTCGACCTCGACCACCCCGCAGCGCAGCGCCTTAAGACGATGCTGCTGCCGCCCACGGCCGCGATCCACGGCCGTGAGGGGTCCCCAGCCTCGCACTACTGGTACCGCGTCACAGACAACACGCTGCCGCCCACCCGTCGGATGCGGATCCCAGGTGTGGACGGCGGCACCGTCGTATCCGTGGAGATCCGGGGGACGGGCGCGCAAACCGTCATCCCACCATCGATCCACCCGGACACGGGCGAGACCTACGAGTGGGAGGGCGATCCTTGGGGAGGCGAGCAGGGACCGACCGTCATCGACGGCAACGAGCTCCTCGCGCAGGTGACCCTCCTCGGCCTCTGCTCGGTCCTGCTGGAGGCCTGGCCCAAGCGGGGCGGCCGGCACGACGCCTATGTCGCGCTGGCTGGGGGTCTCCTCCGGTACGGGGAGTCGGCCACGGTCCACCCGTTCTGGGAGAAGAACGCGGCCCTCGTAATCCGCACCCTTGCCGTCGCCACCCACGACGAGGAGGGTCCCGGGAAGCGGGAGGCGGAGGCGATCCGCTCCACGGCCCGTAGGCTCCGGGAGGGCGGGGAGGCCGTCGGCTTCACCCGCCTGGCCGAGTACATCGGCGAGGAGAGCGTCCAGATCGTCGAGCGCCTCGTGCGCGACGCCGAGGCCGCCGCAGGCTTCGAGCCTGACATCGCCGGTGACCGGCCCGAGTGGGCAAAGAAGTGGGACAAGATGACCATCGAGCTCACCCCCTCAGCCAAGTCGGAATTCACGTCAGCCGGCGAGCGCTCCCTCGGACGCCTGGACGGCGGGGAGAGCGCGGCGGGCTCTGACGGGGAGGAGGCGGGCCGGCCCGTCGAGACGTCCTTCGGTGAGGACGAGCTGGCGGCTAAGGAGAGCGACCCGCTGGAGGCGCGGGCCTCGACGTGGAGCCCTGTCGACCTGGAACCTTACCTGACCGGCAAGGTCCAGATCCCGGACCCTGAGGTGTGCCGCCGCAACGACGGTCAGTGCCTCATGTACCGGGGCCGCGTGAACATGCTCTTCGGGTCCTCGGAGTCCGCCAAGTCGTGGCTCGCCATGGCGATCTGCCTGCAGGAGATCGAGACCGGCGGCCGGGCCCTCTACCTCGACTTCGAGGACGAGCCGGTCCAGACCCTGAACCGGCTGCGCCTCCTGGGCGCAGCGGACGACGACCTTCGGGCCCAGTTCTCCTACATCCGACCCGAGGGGCCCCTGGCGGACATGCAGCGCAACAAGTGGGGCAAGGAGAACCCCACGAGGAGCGGTGAGTTCGCGCAGGACCAGTTCGACCTGGCTCTGAAGACCCTCGACCCAGACATCATCGTGGCCGACGGTATGACCGCCCTGTACGGCCTCCACGGCCTGGACGCGAACGACGCCGTCTCGACCGACGTCATCACGTCGTGGCTCAAGCGCCTGACCCGCAACGGCCGATCCACCGTCATCATCATCGACCATCAGGCCAAGAGCGCTGAGAAGGGCTCGATGCCGATCGGCTCGCAGCACAAGGTGGCCATGGTGCAGGGCACGCTCCTGCAGGTGTGGCCGATCAAGCAGCCGATGCCCGGCGATGTCGGCGAGATGGAGCTGGTCGTCCTCAAGGACCGCCCCGGCCAGGTGCGGGCTCACTCGCAGAAGACCGGGGGACGCGGCAAGGCTCAGGTGGCCGGCGTGGTCACCCTCGACTCCCGCGCGGAGGGGCACTCGTCTCTGGTCATCACCCCGCCGCGGCGCACACCCTCAGGCGGAGGCGGCGTACTGACGGCCGACGGGGAGGACGTGAACGACGTGGAGGAGCGCGTCGAGATCGACCTGACCGAGATGACTGCTGCCATGGAGAAGATGGCCCGCAACCAGGACGATGAGGACGTCGTGATGTCCGTGTTCGGCGGGGAGCTGGGCAAGTCGGCCCGCCCCTCGGACATCTACCTGCTGATCGGGGACACCCTCAGCCGGGACCGGGCCCGCAACGCCCTGGAGCGGCTGTCGAACCGAGGATGGCTTCAGAAGGCCGGGAGCCGCGGCTCCGTCACCTACACCCTCGTCGCGGTCGCTGACGAGTAGATGGATATAGGAAGGATCTATCAGTGAGAGACTACTCAAAGCTGCCGCTTCTCACTCCGTGGGAGGCGTACGAGCGGGCTCAGGAGGACGGGACGCCTGAGTGCCCCACCTTTGGTGTCGAGTACCGGGTCAGGAACCTGGAATCGTGGAAGGCGATCGAGACGCTTCTGAGGCAGGACGACGTGCGTCGGATCATCGTCGCCTCCTTCGGCTTGAGGCGCTTCGCGGACTCCCTTGACACGATCAATATGCTGAGAGCTCGTGGTTGGGGGACTGCGCAGGTCGAGGCCAGAGTAACCCTCAACGGGGACCGCTACGATGTTCTTGCGTTGCAAGCAACGCACGACGGGAAATAGCCCCAATGACGGGATCTCCCCAGTGACGTGAGTCACTGGGGAGATTTCTATTTTCTATTGCATAAGCCCCCGGATCTGTCTAGGGTTAAGTCATCAGCCGGAAGGACCGGCAAGCCGCAGAACGGAGCCGAAAATGGTAGGGACACCGAAGAAACGTTATCGTCGCCACATGCTGGCAGTGATGGCCGAGCAGTACGTCCCCGACGACCGAGGCCTCATGCGGGCCCTGCGTGAGCAGCAGCTGACCGGAGTCATGGAGGACCCGTGGACCGGGGAGCGCTACTGCCCCTCGTGCGAGCGCCCTGAGGACTTCTGCAACTGCGGCTGCGAGAACGAAGACGACTACCTGTAAGGAATACCTATGAGATACCGACTGTCAACAGCAACCGCCTATCACGCCAACCGCGCGCTTAGACACACGGTCTGGGCCATCTCCATCATCGTAGGATCCGTGACCGCTCAGGCCGCCTTCGGAACCGCGGGGGCGCTGACGGCTGTCAGCCTCTCGTGGGCGGGGTACGAGGTCCTCAAGGCGGCCCTGAGCGCCGCCCGGGCCCGGCGAGCCGGGGCCTTGGAGAAGCAGGTCCCGACCTTCTCGATCTACGAGGGGCGCTTCGTGAGCGTAGGCCTCGAGGGCGGGGAGGACCACTGATGGCCGTCATCGCAATCACCGCAGTCCTCGTAAGCGTCTCCTACAGGGTCCGGAAGGGGAAGATGTGATGGGACGCCCCGGCATCGTCAGCGCAGAGGAGATCCGCCGCAGGATCGCCGCCAGCGGTGGCGACATTCAGGACAGCGACATCCAGCGCAAGCTACCGATCCCCTTCGTTCCGACCCCCAGGACCGACCACGAGATGACCCGCGAGGACCTCGTGCAGGAGTACGAGCGATACATCACCGCAGTGCTGGAGGTCCGCGGGAACCTTCAAGCCATCCCCGAGGACCGGCGGTCCGACTACATCCGGCAGCGCGCTGAGCACGCGGCCGCTGCCCACTACGAGAACTGACCCCAGCAATACGACCCATCTACCACACCCATAAGGATTACCAATGAGCAACGAGCAGACCCACCACTGGCCCACCGCTGACGTCATCTACGTCGACCGGGCAGACGTCGCAGGTATGGAGACCTTCGAGCCCGGCGTCTACCTCCTGACCTATGACCCGACCAGCCACTCCCACGACTACTGCCGAGCAGGCACGCAGCTTGGGCAGGACCCAGACCTCGGGGACAAGATCCTGGAGGGGATCGACGAGATCATCTCCTGGTACGAGGTCGACACGGAGACCCTGTACGCCCTGTTCGGAGCGGATGCCGGGGCTACCGAGGATGGAGTTCTCCCATGAGCAGGGTCCCCTACCCCTACGAGAACGACGCTGAGCTTCTCCAGGGCCTCAGCAACCGCATCCGCCTCGAGCGCGTGGAGGACCTAGCCTCCTACGTTGGTTACGTACTGCACGACTCCGCATGGTGGCGGGTCCTGGGGTCGGATCCCGCTGAGGGGGTGGAGCTGGAGATCGCCGGACCCTCGGACCCGCTCCACCCTCAGGCCTCGGTCCTACGAGCGTCCCCACGAGACCTCGTCATCTATGCGGATGAGGGGACCGGTCTCCAGTTCCTGGAAGGCGTCCTGCTAGACACTCCCTGGCCAGTCGGGGACCTGATCTACGTAGCTGAGGCGCGCTGCCGGGGAGTCGGGGACGACCCGGACGAGTCTGTGCACGGAATCTTTTCCCTCCGGCTCGATGAGGACGGGGACAGCTACTACGCCCCAGTTGATCGGGAGTACCAGCCGGGGGTGGCGTCGTGGATTCTGCGCCCCGAACGGGACCTCGTCCTGGACTGGAGTCCCGTGGACGTGGCTGACCTGCTGACCAGAATGGAGGCTCGCCATGGCTAGGTTCGAGTTTGGAGGTCCCCCGCGATTCGCCCACCAGAAAGCAGGCCTCAAGAAGCTGATCGACTGCAAGGGCGTGGGCGCCCTCCTCATGGAGCCCGGCACCGGCAAGACGGCCGTCACCCTCGACTACTGCTCGCTCCTCGCCCTAGCTAGCGAGCGCGGCGAGGCCCGAGTCCTCGTGACCGGCCCCCTAGCGGCGGTCGACCAGTGGGCCCTTCAGGCCCCGAAGTGGGTCAGCCCGCAGGTCAACGTGTGGGCGGAGGCCCTCGGAGGCTCGGGCCCCCAGCGCGTCGAGGCCCTCCGCTCCCGCGGGGGGCAGCGACCCTCGAAGCTCACTGCCAACGCGAGAGGGTCCGAGGCCGTCAGGGCCGCCCACACCAACAAGTCCTGGGCCATCGCGGCCCGCCGCAATGGTGAGGAGGTCCCCCGGGAAGAGGCTGAGGGGCTGGGTCCCGACGTCCTGGGGGGCAGCGCTCCCCGCCTCGTGATCGAGGCCATCAACATCGACATGCTCGCCCAGAGGCGGGCGGTCGGGAGCAGGACCTTCGCCGATGTCCTGCTGGACGCCGTCAAGGACTTCGACCCGGATCTGGTCGTGATCGACGAGATGCACAAGATCAAGTCGATCTCCTCCAACTCGTCCAGGCTGGCCGCCCGGATCGGGGCCAAGGTCAAGCGCCGCATCGGCCTGACCGGGACAGTCATTCCTCACAGCCCGCTCGATGTGTACGCCCAGTGGCGCTTCATCGACCCGTACGCCTTCGGACGAGTCCAGCCGGACGGGACCCGCAAGCGGGCCACGTTCCAGGCCTTCAAGGAGGACTACGCGGTCATGGGCGGCTACATGGGGCGTGAGGTGACCGGGTTCAAGAACCTGGACCGCCTGGAGGAGATCATGGGAGAGCGGGCAGCCGTCGCCATCAAGAGCGAGTGCCTTGACCTGCCGGAGGCGACCGACACCATCGTACCGGTGAATCTGTCCTCGAAGGAGCTCAAGGCCTACGAGGAGATGCGTTCCCAGCTTCAAGTCACCTTCCGCGAGGAGGACGACACACATACTAGCGGCGAGAAGGTCACCGGCGAGTCCACGGCGTTCAGCCGACTGACCCGAGCGATCCGTCTCCGGCAGATCACCGCCGGCTTCCTGCCGGATGACTCGGGCGAGATGCGGGAGATCGGCAGGTCGAAGGCCAGGACCACCGCCTCCATCGTCCACGACACTCTGCCGGACGAGAAGCGCATCGTCGTCTTCGGGTCGTTCCGGTCCGAGCTGGCCGCGATCGCTGAGGAGGTCTCGAGGCCGGGGACGACTGTGCTGACCATCACGGGTGACACCCCGCCGGAGGAACGGCTTGCGCTGAGGCAGCGATTCGGGGCAGACTCTGACGAGCGCCTCGTCATCGTCGCCCAGATCCGGACCCTGTCTGTCGCGGTGAACGAGCTGGTGACCGCGCAGCACGCGATCTTCGCGTCGCTGCCATGGCAGCGAGATGACATCGTCCAGGCCCGTGACCGCCTGAGCCGCCTAGGGCAGCGAGGCTCCACCACGTTCTGGTACGCCCTAGCCCCGGGCACGATCGACGAGGTCGTCTATCAGGCCTACCAGGACCGCACGGACCTGGAGAAGGCCCTTATGAATCACATCTATAACGAAAGGTGATGACTATGAGTACCCAGCCTCAGGACGTCATCGACGAGGAGAGGGCCACCTACTCCTCGCTCACCCTGCACCGCCGGTGCCCTCAGGCGTGGAAGTACCGGTACATCGATGGCCTGCGCCGGCGGCGCGCCGAGATCTCCCCCGCCCTGGACTTCGGGTCCTGGTTCCACGCCGTGCGGGCCGCCGATCGGCTCGCCAAGGGGCGGGAGGAAGGCACCCTGAAGTCGGCTCCAGAGGAGATCCACACCACAGACACCGGCCCCAGCTTCCCGGCCGACGCCTCTCCCGAGGCCATCCTTGAGGCCGCCGCCGGGTACTGGGAGCGCCTGGGTGAGGATGCGCGCGAGGTGTGGCTCGACTGGCTCGGCCAGCCGCTCCCACAGCGGCTGGCTCACACGTACCACGAGTGGCGCGAGAGGTGGGCCCAGGACTCTGAGAACGAGGCCGTCCTGTCCATCGAGCAGCGGTGGGAGCGCCCGATCCCGGGCACCAACGTCATGCTGTGGGGCTACGCCGATGAGGTCTACCTGGACCGCAGGCGCGGCATCGTCGTGGTGCGGGACTGCAAGACGTCCGGCACCCTCGGTCAGGTGACCAGCCTGGACGAGATGATGGACAGCCAGGTCCAGCTCTACGCGTGGGGCCTCGGTCCCCTGTGCGACGAGTGGGAGGTTCCCCGACCCCGCGCCGTCGCCTTCGATCGCGTGAGGTCCAAGGCCCCCAAGACCCCGAAGCTCACGAAGGCGGGCAAGCTGTCGTCCTCCGTCAAGGACTACGACCTGGCCACCTACCTCGATTGGGTCGGTGACGAGGGTGTCCCCTTCGAGGGGATGAAAAAGGACGGCTCCGCCGCTGGTGTCTACACCGCTGAGGAGGCGGAGATCGGGCGACTCGGGTCGCCTCAGGTTGTCTCCCAGTGGTTCTCTCGCCACCTGACCCCGGTGAGCCCTTACCTGGTGCGCTCCCACCTACAGGCCGCTGCCGATACGTGCGTCGACATCTCGCTCACCCGGAAGCGGGCGGAGAAGCGCGGTGAGGCTGCCCGCAACTTCGGGAAGGCCGCCTGCCAGTTCTGCGAGTTCGCGGACCTGTGCCGTGCTCAGATGGTCGGAGGCCCCGATGGCGAGTACGCGGTCGAGGAGTACGGGCTCCGGTATCGAGACCCAGATCACAGGGGAAGGTGAGACTTGGGACTTGCAATGCATGCCGACATACGCATACAGTAAAGCCATCCGAACCCCAGCGGAAAGGAAATTCAGATGACAAGCTTCGCAGGCATCAACATCGTTGATGTCAACGAGGAGGCGGCCGATTATGGCCGCTGGCTAATCCTCGGCCCGACAGGCGGCGGAAAGTCCTCGCTCGCCTCGACCATCGCTACGATGGGCAGGACCCTGTTCATCGACCTGCCCGGCGAGAAGGGCACCCAGTCCTTCAAGAACGCCCCCTACGCCAAGAACATCGACGTGGTCCGTCCCGAGAGCGTGACTGAGCTTGACGACGTGTTCTGGGCCCTGGACAAGGGTGGGCACGGGTACAAGGCAGTCGTCCTCGACTCCCTTACTGCCCTGCAGAAGATGACCATGCGCTACCTGACCGGGGCCAGTGAGACCGCCGTCCGCGAGATCAAGCAGGGCACCGCCCCCGCCGATCAGCGCACATGGGGCCAGGCCCTCGACGTCATGACCGACACGGCTGTCTTCTGGTACGGCCTCGCGGACGGCAACCGCAAGGAGCCCATGCACGTGGTCATGACCGCGCAGGTCAAGATGGTCGATGACGAGATCAACGGAGGTGTCCGGCGCTCGCCAGACGTCCAGCGCGGCGCCCAGTCAATCATCCGCGCCACCCCCAACTACATCGTGTACGCCGAGACAGAGGAGGACCTCGACAGCTCAGGAAACGATGAGGGGCCGACCACGAAGCACATCGTGAGATTTGGCACTGACCCCGAGTACGGCACCAAGGCCCGTATCCCGTATAACCTCAGGGGCAAGGTCCCATCGGTCATGGGCCGCGACAAGCCCGTCACCCTCGAGAAGCTCTCGCGATTCCTCGGAATCGGCGGAGTCCCGCCTCGTCAGGCCGCCAAGCAGCCTGCCGCATCTGACAACTGATCCACCATCCATCATCCATCTACTTACCCAGCGACTATCTAGGAGATCACCATGGCTTTCACCTTCGACTTCACCAACTACCGCGAGACCGGCTCCGCCCAGGTCCCGGCCGGCACCTACCGCGCCAAAGTCAACGACTTCGAGGAGACCGAGTCCAAGGCCGGCAACGCGATGTTCGTCGTCTACCTCGAGATCATCGCCGGCCCCTACACCGGCAAGCAGATCATTGACCGCCTCCCTCAGACGGAGAAGGCCATGTTCCGCTCGGCCGCGTTCCTCCAGGCCCTCGGTGTCAAGATCGCCAAGAAGCGCATCGCCCTCAACCCGAAGAGCCTGATCGGCCGCCCGGTCGACATCCTCGTCGAGGACGGCGAGCCCTTCAACGGCCGCGTCAAGAGCGAGGTGCGCGAGTACCTCAGGGCCACCAAGCCCGCTGCCAAGGCCGAGCCCGTCCAGGACCTGCCGGACGAGGATGACGAGTCCGCCGCCGAGGCCACCCCCGCCGAGGCCGCTGAGGAGGACACCTTCGACGTTGACGCCCTCGACATCGACGACCTCGACCTGTGACCGACTGACACGTGAATGAGCGGCCGCCCGCCCCGAGGAGGGCGGGCGGCCTGCTAGAAAGGACAAGGAATGGCGAGTAATGAGAGCGGAGTGGTCGAGGCCATCCGCAAGCGCATCGCCGCCGAGTGGCCCTCGTCGGTCACCTGGAAGATGCATGGCTCGATCTACATGGAGACCGGAATCCCAGACGTGCTGTGCTGCGTCGAGGGACGCCTTATCTTCCTCGAGGTCAAGCACCGCAAGCCCAGCGAGAGCGAGGATCACGCCTACGCCCGCACCTCGGTCGAGCAGGTCCGCCAGATTCGACGTATCCGCGCCGCAGGTGGCGCGGCCTGCACCGTCCTCGACGAGGACGAGGCTGTCTGGGCGGTACGGGAGGCCCTGACGGGCTCAACACTTGCAAGCATGTACCCACGTACCGGCGAGGCCGGAGAGATTCTGGAGGAGGAGGAGGAGACTGATGGCGAAGGCCAGACTTCTCGATGACGACTACCTGCTCGTAAAGAGCCTCCGCGAGGAGAAGATGAGTGCGGCCCAGCTCGCCAAGGCCCGGGAGGTCTGGTCGGACGGGGACGCGATCCAGCAGCAGGACAACGCTCGAGTGTGGCGAGTCCGGTCCTATGGGGACGGGGCCACGGGTCCGCGGGGCAGCGCCCGCCACGTCTTCGTCACACTCAAGAACGACCGAGGTGAGCCGATCTTCCGGTGCACCTGCAAGCACGGGGAGAGGCGCCGGGCGGCTACCTGCTGGCACGCCAAGGTCGTGGCCCGCATCTACAGGATTATGGCTGACCAGCGCGCCCGGAGGGAGGCCCTCGATGCTTTCAGCAAATGACAGGCACATCCCCCCGGACGAGGGTGAGCCCTTCGACGCCATTACCGCCGCGGCCCGGATGCTGGACCTGAGTGAGGGTGTCCTCGCCATCACAGGAGCCTGCGCCAATGTCCGAAACTCGATGAGGGACGAGCAGGGCTGGGGGGAGGACTTCGCTGAGGAGTTCAGCCAGGACCTGGCCCGGGCGCTTGTGACCGAGGCCCTCAGCCCCAGGCGGACCTGGGAGGACCTGCTCCCAGGGGGCGGGGCATGACCACCTCGAAGAGCCCAGCCAAGAGGAAGCCCGCCCCACTCGACTACACCCGGAACATCTGGAACCAGCAGGAGGGGGAGAGCGACGCGGCCTATGCGTCGTTCAAGCAGTACCGGGACATGGAGAACCGCAAGGTCTCCGCGTGCCCGAACGGGCAGAACTACTCCCCCCGCTGGTCGTGGAGGGAGCGGGTCGAGGCCTGGGACCGGCACCTGGCAGATAAGGAAGCGAATGAGCTCGTCCGCTACCGCATCGCGATGGGGAAGCGCCACCGGGCACTTGGACGCAAGGCGCTGGAGAAGGCCGAGATGTGGCTCGACTCCCTCGACGAGAGCCGGATCTCCCGGATGAGTGCCAACGGCATCGTCCAGATGATGGACGTGGCTGCCCGCATTGAGCGGGAGGCCGCGGGTGCCGGGGCAGACTCAGCCAAGGTCCAGGTCGAGATCTCCTCGAACCTGGCAGACATGACCGCATCGGCCACCACGGCCCGCATCGAGCAGCTGGTGGCAGAGGTTGAGAGGAGGAAACGTGAGAAGGGTCTCATTGAAGTAGGCCCTGCTGAGGTTGAAGTCATCGAGAGTGAGGTCGTAGAGTAGACAACGTGAACGGGAGAGTACCCGCCGCCCCGGGATGAGGGCGGCGGGTACTCTTTGTATATAGCGATCAATACCCCCAGACGATAGGAGACATCTATGCCACGAGGTAACCGGAGGCTTGAGCCGTGGGAGATGACTCCGGAGCAGCTCGAGGAGGAGCTGGCCGCCCTCGTCGAGCGCCAGAGCTGGCTCGACAAGCAGCCGAAGTGTGACCGCCCCTCGTGCGACGGGAAGCCCCACCTAGGCGCCCAATACCCCCATGACCCGACGTACCTGCAGGCCCGCAGCCCGTTGGAGAGCGCCCAGCAGCTCGATTCCGCCTATGCTGGGCGTCCCCACATCCAGTACCTCTCGGACCGCCTGACCGAGGCCGTGCGGGGCGTCGAGCGCGGAGAGAACCGGTACATGACGATCTCCATGCCTCCGCGTATGGGTAAGTCCACTCTGACCTCGATCAACCTGCCGATCTGGATTCTGCGCCAGCATCCGGACTGGAAGATCGGCCTCATCTCCCACTCACCGCAGCTCGCCACTGCCTGGGGCCGCCAGGTCCGCCGCTTCGCCGAGGAGGATGGCGAGCGCTGGGGCATCAAGATCGCAGGCGACGCGGGGGCCGTGAGCGAGTGGCAGACGACGCGGGGCGGCGGCATCATCTCCCGCTCGGCGCCTGGACAGTCGATCACCGGTCTGGGCTTCAAGGTCATGCTCATGGACGACGTGGTCAAGGACTTCGCCGACGCGCACAGCGAGTCCAAGCGCGAGGCGATCTGGGAATGGTGGCAGGCCAACGCGGTCACGCGTCTGGAGCCGCCGTTCCTGTGCATCGCCATCGCCACCCGCTGGCACGAGGACGACTTCATCGGACGTCTCCTGAACCCGGCCATGAACCCCGATGCCGGCAAGTGGGAGAACGTCATCTTCCCAGCCCTGGCTGAGGAGAACGACCCACTCGGCCGCGAGCCCGGGGACCCGCTCTACTCACCCCTCGTGAGCGAGACCCGCGAGGAGGCCCTCGAGCGCTGGGACGGCCTGAAGCGGTCCGTCGGGTCCTATATGTGGGAGGCGCTCTACCAGCAGCACCCGACCCCCGCGGACGGGTCCATCTTCAACCTCGGCTGGCTCCGCTTCTGGACGACCGACCCTGCCAAGGTCAAGGAGGGCGACCCATCAGTCATCCTCCTGCCCCGGGAGCGTCTGGAGCGCGGGAAGTGGCTCGACTCGTGGGACCTCACGTTCAAGGGTTCCTCGACGTCCGACTACGCGGTCGGGCAGCGCTGGTGCCGTCAGGGCGCCGACCGGTTCCTCGTTGCCCAGCAGCGCGGTCAGTGGAGCTTCACGCAGACCCTCGAGAAGATGCTGCGCTGGTGCAACGCCGGTGACCTGGACGACAAGGCCAGCCCGGGCGGGTCCTTCGTCCACCAACGCCTCGTCGAGGACGCTGCGAACGGTACGGCGGCGATCGACGTGCTGCGCAAGAAGGTAGCCGGCATCAAGCCGATCAAGCCCCGCTCCTCGAAGGAGGTCCGGGCCCGGGCCGTCACGCCGGAGATCGAGTCCGGCAACGTATACCTCCCGCACCCCTCAGACCCGGGCAACGGGTGGGTGAACGAGCTGATCTCCGAGATGAGGGCCTTCCCCTCAGGCAAGCACGACGACATGGTCGACTCGCTGTCGATGGGGCTCCTCGGCCTGCGCGATGCCGGCGAGGCGTCCATCTTCGTGCCCCGCGGGACGATCCGTCGTAGCGTGCAGTCTGGCCTTGCCTCCGTAGTCGGTATGGGCGGGATCACACTTCCAGGCCGGCGATTCGGCCTCTGACGGCTTGCACCTGCTATCGGGTGGACGTATGCTTACATACGTCCACCCGATACTGCGTTAGGAGCAGACATGAGAGCAGAGACGTACGAGGAGGTCGGCTACTGGGAGGCCAGGGCCGACTACCTGGAGCACGAGCTGAAGCGGGCCTTCGCCCGCATTGACGCCCTGGAGAGCACCGTCGAGGACCTGAACCGGGAGGCTCTATCCGCGCGAGGTACCTCCACCGAGGAGAAGATGCGACTCGTATGGGAAGAGTTCACGGCCGGCCGCCCCGCCGGCGCGGTGCCCCCTCGTCTGGAGACATCTGCCCAGACCGTAGCCAGCATGGCTGCCAAGACCGCCAGGCTGGTGGATGCTCGGCACCTCCTTCAGCCTGAGACCCTTCGCCGTACCCTGGTTGAGGTGGCGGTCTATGCCTCTCGGCTCCTGCCCAAGGGCTCAGATCCACTTGAGGAGGCCATCGCGGAGTACCGGCGCGCGGCGAAGAAGCATCCCGGCATGACCCTGGAGTGCGACGGCCACACGGACTCTTCCCGTCTGTTCGCTCTGCTGGAGGAGGTCGGCGAGGTCTCGGCCTGCCTGACCTACGACAACACGGACTCGACCGGCCACAACTCGGACCTGAAGGACGAGGCGGTTCAGGTCATAGGACTTGCCCTGGCCTGGGCCACCCGCTACCTGGAAAGCTAGGAGACTCTGATGGCATCACTGAATGACCTGGTAGACCTGCCCAAGCAGATCACGTCCTGGGAGGAGGGGAAGGGCTTCCGAGGTCTCTACGGGATCGAGGCGGAGCGGGGCCTTGTGAGTGACCTGCGTACCCTCCTAGCCCTCTGCGTCCAGCAGGGCGGGGCCCTGGATGAGAGCCGGGCTCGCGTGGAGGAGCTCATGAGCCGCCTCCCGACCTCCCAGACAGACGATCTGGAGCCCGAGGACACTTCTAACGAGACCCCGCTCGAGGCTGCCGCCCGGGCGGATCGGAAGGCCCGCCGTCAGGCGAAGCTGGCCCGGGCCTCTCTTCAGGATGAGGTGATGAACGCCTACTCGGCGGGCATCTCCAAGACCGTCCTGAGTGATGTCTCAGGCATGACTCGCCAGACCATCGACCGACTTCTCGGGGTCTGGGAGCGGCGGAAGCCTGGCTCCCCTGATGGGGGGGTTCAGGGTGAGCTCGTCTGAGACCTTCCCCGGGCCCGGGCACTTCGTCTGGCAGAGGGTATGGGACTACCCAGACGTCCTTATCCAGCCGCTGGACGCCGAGACCGTGGAGCAGTCCAGCCGTGCCCGGGTGTGGGTGGGGGGAGCGATCGCCGCCCACCTGCAGCGCTCTGATGGGCGCTGGGGGATCAGACTCCCCGACCAGCCCGAGCACGTAGAAAGCGGCGGATCCGCCGCCATAGCAGTAGTCAGTAACTGGCTCCGACCTTCAGAGGAGAATCAAGCATGAGCCCGCACGAAGTCATCATCGTCGTCCTGGTAGTGGCCGCCCTGGCCATCGCCCTCCCCATTGCGGCCTGCGAGGCGCGTCTCCGCCGCATGTACGGCGAGAGGACCTCTCAGCGCGACCTCGAGTCATGGGACGGTGAGGTCCGATGAGCGGGGCGCACGTAGCTGAGCTGCTCGCCGACGCGGAGCAGGCCTCCAAGGGGGGCCGGACCTACACCATCGACGAGGTCGAGGCTGTGCACTCCCCCGGCCACTACACGTGGCTCGGAACCGCGTTAGCCGCCCTAGGCCTTTCGGATGCCGGCAACGTTGAGGCGTGGGACGTCCTGGACGCGGCCTTCCCCTCGGACCCGCACCTGTGGAACTGCGGGAAGTACCTGCTGAGGCAGGGCCGTAAGGGTGGCGAGGAGAAGCGTCTGGAGGACCTGCGCAAGGCTCGGCAGTACCTCGACCGAGCCATTGAGGCCCTGGAGAGGGGCTGACAGCCCACTAAAGTGACCTGGATCACCTAAATACACCCCCGCAGTGCCTTGCTGCGGGGGTGTATGCGTGCATACAGTGAAGCCATGAACGCAATCGCAACCGCCCAGCCGACCAAGACCCCCACCAACCAGCAGGGAGCTAACGTGAGCCAGAACACAATCAACCAGACGGCAGGCAGCAAGGACGTCTACGAGGCGGCCCTGGCCATCGAGATGACCGACCAGCGGGCCTTCGACCTCGACCCCTGGACCGCCCCCCTGATCGAGGTGCGGGCCGCCAGCGCCTGGCTCAGCAGCCGCTCGCTGGCGCAGGACATCGATGAGATGTTCCGCCGCGTGAACCGTCGCGAGGAGCTCGACGGGGCCTACTGGGAGCGCGCCCTCAAGGGTGAGGACCTGATGTGACCGCCGCCACGGCCTGAGAGCCGACCGCCTACCTGAGGGGCCCCTACGGGGCCCCTCAGGCGCGTTCTAGGCTCTCCGGAGGGCTTGGAGAGACTCCGGGAGCCTGGGAGGCCCATCAGAGGCCGTCAGAGGCCCGTAGACGGCCTAAAAGGCCCCCGCCGCTACCGTGGGTAGGGTGGGGGCCTTTTAGGCGCTCAGAGAGGCTTACACGGCCTCAGGGCGGTCACAGGGCAGGACCGCGGCCAGCACCGTCGGTGACCGAGGGGGCGCGCAGGGCGTCGGCCTCCTCGAGCAGGTCGCGGCAGGCACGCATCACGTCGGCCACGGGGACCTGCCCGTCACCGATGACGGTGCGGCGCAGCTGCTCCAGAAGAGCGAGAGGGACGATGGCCGCCTCCTCCCAGTCGAGCACTCTGGAGGGGCTCCCAGGCTCCTGGTCGGCCGGGTGGAGCGTGCGGCCGTCGGTCGAGGTGTAGACGCAGCTGTGGAGCGGTGAGGGGGCCGAGGGCGCCGCCAGCGGGTCCTGACGGCCGCGCACGGCCGGGACCTGCCGTCGGTTGGCGACTCCGGGGCGGCGGGGGTCCGGCTCCTCGACCACGGCGAGGACGGCGGGCACGGTCGGCCACATGACCTCCTCGGACACGATCCGGTAGGGCTGCCCGTCGCCAACCGGGTCCAGGACCCTCTCAGAGGCGCTGTAGGGGCCCTGGACGGGCTCAAGCGTGTACCGGACGTGTGACCGGGCCGGGAGCGGGTTCTGGGCCGCCTGAGAGGCTGTGGCGGGCTCTGAGCGGCCGTAGGCGGTCTGGGCGGGGGTGCTGGAGGCGGTGCAGGGGTCGTCGGTGCTCATGACTCAAGTGTCCCTACCGGGGCAGGGAGACGCAAGAGGTAGCGGTCACGCTCAGGTAACAGTTGTCAAGTGTGACTGGCGCCATGTTGCCCCCTATATCTATATGCCTATCCCCCTCCCTACGGGAGGGGGATAGGCTAATTTGAAGTGTATGCAGCATACATTTGGGGCTATTGCTGGGAAAAACGCGTATGCTGCATACATCTCGAGACCCTAGAGTGTATGACTTGATACGTGTGACGGGTGTCACTTGGATGACGTCATACATTGTGTCAGTTGGGGGAGGTTTAGGAAGTCTGCTGACAAGGAGGGGGGGAAAGTCTACGGGG